ATGCCTACGAGGGGCGCCGATCGCGTTTGCGGGGTACCGCCCCGGGGTCACGGTCGCCACATGCGGTGCGTGACGAACCGGACGGCGCCGCTGATCATCTCGGGCAGCTTGTCGCTCTTGTCGCGGTTGCACTTGCGGTGCACCGGCTGCGTGTTGTCGAGCGTGTCCGTGCCGCCGCGAGCCAGGGGCGTGATGTGGTCGACCTGGAAGCTGAGCGGGTGATCGTGCGGGGCGTCGTAGTCGATCGGGGCGCCGCACACTGCGCAGTCCTCGCGCCGCCGCAGCCAGTGGCGCCGGAAGCGGTTACGCCGCGCAGTGTTGCGGCCCTCGCTCATTGCTCGTCGTAGGGCGTGTACTGCACGGGCTTGCCGCGCTTGCCGAACGGGCGCCGTGCGCACTTGCGGTTGGCCTCGCGCTCGTCGACGGGCGTGTACTCGGTGCGCTTGTGCGCCTTGCCGGGCGTGCCCATGCTCATGCGTTCCAGCCGGGTGGCTGGCAGCACTGCAGCGGGTGGCAGCTCGGGGGCCTGCTCGACGGGGGCCTGCTCTGCGGGGGCCTGCTCGGACATGCGCGGTTCCTCTCGTTTGGGCGTGTGTGCCCGCCGCCGGATCGCTCGACCACGTGGCGCTGCCGCTGCGCGGGCCATCGTGGTGACCAGCCAACGAGGCCGCAGGGCCGCAGGGGTGAGCGCCGGGCGCTGTGCGCCAGTGTCAGGATCGCGGCGGCGGGCGAGGCGCCAACCGGCGCGCGGGGATAGGAGGCCGCGCGGCACTTAGTTGACGCCGGGTATAGGAACGGCCCCAACCATCCGTTTCGGACAGCCGGGGCCGTTTTGGGCACAGTTGTGCCGTTGCGCTGGGCAGTCTAAAAGCGACGCGCGCCAATCGCGCCACGTTGCCGCCGCCTTGCGCCGGATACGAGAAAACCCCCGCCGTAGCGGGGGCTTTCGTCGAGCTGGCGGCCTACTCGGCGGCCATGATGAAGCCGACCATGCGATCGGCCGGGTGCACGATCTTGCACACGCCGTCGCTGTCGAAGCCGACCAGGGCGCCGCCGCGGGAGGCGAACCGGGTGCGGGCGAACAGCAGTCGGTCGGAAGCGGTGCGGCCGACGTATTCCCAGATCACGGCGACGTTGCCCTCGCCGATGTGCTCGGCGAGCCAGCCCGCGGTGCGGCGGCCGAGGCGGGCGTCGGTCTTGTGGGTGACCATCCAGCGGCCGGTGTAGGTGTCGGGGGCGATGTGGGTCGTGTCGATCGTGGCGGCGGTCATGTTGGGCTCCTATCCCGTGTCGTTGTTGACATGCATACAGTAGCACGATTGTTGTCGGGCATACAACACGAAAACGCCCCGCCGGTTGGCGGCCCGGCGGGGCGTCTCGTTTCTCTTAGCAGCCGTGAATCAGGCGATCCCAGTTGTGACCGCAGCGGCGGCAGATCGCCTCGCCGTTGACGACGACCCGATTCTCGGGCTTATCGTAGCGGGCCTTGTCGGCGACGAGCTGGCGGGCGATTTCGGCGTTGCTCAGAACCTTCATGCTTTGGGCTCCTATCCCTCTGTGTAATTTTCAATCCTCGGCGCCGGGGCGCTGTTGGTATGTAAACAATAACCCGAGAGCTGTATGCATGTCAACACGTCGAGCGCGCCGAGCTGGCGGCGGTCTTGTTACGCTGCTCAGGCCGTCGACGAGGGGACGACGGCACAAAGAGAAACGCCCCGCAGCTTCCCTAGCCTGCGGGGCGTTTCCTGTCTTCAACTCAGCGCCACCAGCCGGTGCCGAGTTTCGGCTGACACTGCTTGTAAATCTTGAGTGCCAGGTGCTCATGCACATACCCGTGTCGGCCGATCGGAACGCGGATACCGTCGAGATTCCAAATCTCGTGGTTGCCGCCCTCACGTTCAAACTCGAACGTCAGTCCCTTGGCGCGAGCTGCCTTGCGAATCTTGGCGATAACCTCGGTGCGTTTCGGCATTGCGGGCTCCTATCCCTGTTGAGTTGTTGACATGCATACAGTAGCACAGCTGTATGCACACATACAACAAGACGCCCCCGAGCGTGTCAGCTCAGGGGCGCCTCGGGACAGGCCGCCGCGGTCAGCCGGTGACGGTCGCCTCAACCTCGATCGACTCGACCGGCACGTCGAGCCACGTTGCGATCAGATCGGCCGCCATCGGCGCCACCTCGTCGGCGCTGCGCGCCTGCGTGTACTGGTCAATCTCCGGCACGTGCACCAGCAGCCAGCCGGGCTCGCCGGGCGTCGCTACGGCCGTGTATTTCGTCCTGGTTGCCATGCGCCGATCATACCGCCAAAACGCCCGCCATACGCCCCCAGAAACGACGAAACGCCCCCGCCCGGTGTGATCGGATGCGGGGGCGCTCAGTGGGGCGCTCAGACGGTCGTCAGCTCGTCGGCCCAAGCGTTCTCGACCGGCTCCACCTCGTCGGCGTCGAGCGGGTCGGCGTCCCACCGAACCTCGACCATGCCCGCCGGGGCGTCGAACACGCGCAGCACGGTGCCGACGCGGGCCGCCGCCAGGCCGTACCGCTGCACGGTTGAGGCGTCGGCCACGCGGGCGCCGGGGGCGATCACGCGGACCACCCGAGCGAGGCGCGGATCGCGGCCATGTCGACGATGCGGTCGAAGTCGTCGCGGGTGATCCACGCCCACGACTCGACGGCGTACTCGGCGCCGTACGCGAGGTCGGCGAGCTTGCGGCCGAGCTTCACGTGCGCCATGCGCAGCGGGGTGTCCTCGGGGGCGCCGACCTCGGCGGCCCGCGCGAACACGTCGACCGCGCCGTCGGGGCCGTACGTCACGCCGGTGACGTACCCGCTGATATCGACAAGGTTGAAGTTCAGGCCCTTGGTGGCGTTGAGGCTGTCGGTCATGTTGGGCTCCTATCCCGTGTCGTTGTTGACATGCATACAGTAGCACGACTGTATGCGGGCATACAACTCGACTAGCTAGACAGGCTAAGTTTTTTTGGTGCCGCCCGCCGCACCGCCGACGCCCCGCCGCAACGCCGCAGCGCCGCAACGCCGCAACGAGGAACGCCCCGAGGCGACGAACCACCTCGGGGCGTTTGCTGGATTCTCGGACGAATCGCGCTGACCTGCGTCGACGCGAGTGCCGGCGGGCTGTGCCGGCGTTAGCTGATGCCGGTGCCGAACAGCCGCCGCAGACGATCGCGGGCCAGTTCGCCGCGGGCGTGGTCGAGCTGCCACGTCATCGCATCGTTGAACCGCTGCAGCGCCTTTTGCAGCCGCTCGCGCTGCTCGTCGCTCATCTCGTCGAGCCGGGTATCGAGCTCACTCACGCCGCCCACGCGCTGCCCTCCTTCGGCATCGCCACGCCCTCATGCACCACGAACACCGTCTCAGCGAGCATCACGTCGAGCCCGGCGCTGTCGAACACCGGCACGCCCGGCACGTGCTTGCCCTCGCGCTCCATCTGATCGCGGGCCTCCGCGCGGGTGCCTCGCCACACCTCATGCACGTGCATGGCGACCAGGCCGACGCTCGCGGCGTGCCGCTGCATCGCCTCATGCGCGTGACGGCTGACGTAGCCCTCAAACTCGGGGCCGCCCACCGCCTCGCGGGCCGCGGGCAGATACGGCACAACCGTGACGATCTGCTCGCCGACCTTCTCGCCGAGCGCGTACGCCCACCGCGGGCCGTACGGCAGCCGATTGGGCTTGAGCTGATACGTGAGCGTTTCGTGCCGCAGCATCGTGTCGTGCGGGTCGTCGAGCTGGCGGGCGAACATGTCCGGCCGCGGGCGCACCGCGTAGAACGCATCCGGCGGCACGACGTTGCCGCGCCACGTCGCAACGTCGCGGGTCTGCCCGGCGAGCGGGCCGTCGAGGAACAGCACCGAGGCGCTACCCATGCCGCACCGCCTGCCACACGTGAGCGACGATCCGGCGCAGCCACGGGCGCACACGCTCGCGCGGGAACCGGGTTGTGCTCAGCAGCGTGAAGTCGGCCGTCCACGTGCGCATCACCGGGCCGTCGAGGCGCCCCCACACGTACGGCGCGCGCAGCGCCTCCCAGCGGTCGCGCACGGCGTCGTAAACGCCGTACACGGCGTCGAACCACGCATCAGCGACCCGATCGGCCACCCGGCGCGGAAACGGCCGCAGAACGGCCCACAGCACCCGCAGCAGGGTGCGCAGCGCATCCCACACGTCGACCGCGGCCTCGCGCACCGTCGGCGGCGCCGGGGTCAGCGTCACGCCGAACAACTGCAGCAGCCACAACGGCGGGCCGCCCTGCTGCTGCCGCGGGAACTGGAACGAGAACGACACCTCTCGGCGCTCCTGCAGCGTGCGGATCGTGTGCGCCTGCCACGGCACCAGCGGCTTGTCCTCGCCCTCGGTCGTAATGGTGGCGATCGGCTCGTCGGCGCTCATGTACCCCACCGGCTTGAATCCCTCGGGCATCTCGGCGGCCGTCGCCAGCTCGCCGCCCAGCACGGTGCCCGTCGGCAGCGCCTTGATCGACAGGTCGGCGAGGTGGTCGGCGTGCGAATAGTCAGCCATCACAGGCCCTTTCCGGGTCGAGTGACGACGGCCTCGCCGTCGGCGTCGTGAATGGTCATGTGGTGGTACGGGTCAGCGAGGCGGCCGTGATGCCCCCACACGAACCGCACAGCACCGCGTGCGTAGCGGATCGACTGGCGGCCGTTCGTCCCGCTGACGACGGGCGCCTCGGTGTACGGCGGCAGCAGGGCCACCGCGCGCCGGAACGCCTCATGTGACTGCGTTGCGGTCGGCGACCAGAACGCCACATCGAGGCCGCGGCGGGCGTTGGCGAGCGCCACGTCGAGCAGCGCCGTCGTCTTGCCGTGCTGCCGGTCGCCGCGCACGGTCAGGGTTGCGTCAGCCATCGTCACTGCCCCTTCACGTTGAGCACCTGGCGCAGCTCGGCGTCGACGCTCACCAGCACCTCGGCGTCGCGCATCACCACGTCGATGGGCTTGTACGCATCGGGGATCTCATCGACCCACGCCTCGCCCTTGCGGTACTCGATACCGGCCATGCGGGCGTCGAGGTCGTCGACCGTGAACAGCTTGCGCGCCTTGGTACGCGAGAACCGGCGGCCCGCACCGTGCGGCGCCGAGCACAACGCCTCGGCGTTGCCCTTGCCGGTGACGACGTACGAACAGGTGCCCATGCTGCCGGGAATCAGGCCGCGCACACCCTCGCTGGCGTCGATCGCACCCTTGCGGGTCAACCACACCTCACGGCCGCCGTGCGTCTCCTGCTGCGTGTAGTTGTGATGCGTGTTGATCACTTCCACCGGCTCGATCTGCCGGGCGCCGATCCAGTGCGCGAACGCCTGCGCGAAACGGTCCATCATCTCGGCGCGGTTGTAGTACGCGAACCGCTGCGCCCACCGCAGCTCGACGAGGTAGCGGTCGAACTCGACAGTGCCCTCGACGAGGTACGCCAGATCGACGTGCGGCACATGCAGCCCGTTGGCGTGGCAATAGCCTTGCGCCGCCTTGATATGCGCCTGCGCGATCTTGTTGCCGACACCGCGCGAACCGGAATGCAGGAACAGCCACACCCGGTCAAGGTGGTCGAGGCACAGCTCGATGAAGTGATTGCCGCCGCCGAGCGTGCCGAGCTGCTCGCGCCACTTCGGCGAGTGCGACAGGTCGACCTCGAAACGCTGCGCGACGAGCTGCAGCCAGTCGAGGCGAGAACCCGTGAACGCGAACCGATCCAGGCTCTTGTTGTAACCCCCGGCGCTCATCGGAATGGCTGACTCGATCGACTCGCGCAGATCGGCGAGCTGGCGGCCGTCCAGATCGGCGGCCGTGTACGGCAGGCGCGCGGCGATCATGCCGCACCCGATATCAACACCGACGGCGGCCGGGATCACGGCACCCTCGGTCGGGATCACCGTGCCGACACTGCTGCCCTTCCCGAAATGCGCGTCAGGCATCAGGGCAACGTGCGGGTACACGAAAGGCAGATCAGCGATCTGCTGCGCCTGCGCGAGGGTCTGGTCGTCAACCTCGCTGGCGAAGTTGATCAGACGGTCGTTGACATGTGTAGGGGTCAACACGGCTCCTATCCCTATTCAGTTGTTGGTCAGACAGATTGAGCCAAGCACACGACAACGCCCCCGCACGACCTATCGGCGGGGGCGTCTCGTCGGCGTGTCGTCAGTCGATCCAGCCGGGCACCACAGTGACGGGGATACCTTGCGAGCGCCACAGGTCGACGACCTCGGGGTTGTCGTCGATCGCGCCGCGAATGTCGTAGTGCCGCCGCAGGTACCGCAGGATTTCCAGCTTCACGATCCGGTCGCTGCGCGTGTCGCCGTCCTGCCGGTGAAACGGGCCGTCGTACGGCACGGGCATGTACTCGTCGAGCCACGCCCGCGTGACGCCCCGCCACCGCTCCATGCGGGCCGTGACGACGACCGGCACCATGCCGAGCGCGGCCGTCTCGGCGGCGTAGTCGAGGGCGACCTGATTCGGCGGGCACCCGGCGCTCGCGGCGTGAAAGGCGTCGAAGTCTTTCAGCTCGCGGGGCCGCATCACGTAGTGCCGCACCGAGGTGACGTTGCATAGCGTGCCGTCTACGTCGAGAATCCGCGCGGGCCGCCGCATCATGCGCCCTCGCCCTCGCCGACGCACCCACCACAGTCACGGCCGCACGCCCACTCGGGATGCAGCCCGGTGCGCGCGTTGCCCTCGGCCAGCTCGACGATCCGGTGCGCGTCGACAGCCCACACCCAACCGCCCTGCCCGTCCTGCACCCGCACGGCCCGCACCCGGCCGTCGGCGGCCATCGCGTTGACGATCGCCACGGGCACGCCGAGCACCCGCGCGGCGCGGCGGGCGTGATAGTGCGCGAACGGTGCGGTGCGCAGCACCTCGACGGCGCTCACGACGGCCTCACGGCCACATAGGCGACGCCGTACGCCGCGGCGTCGAATAGGGCCGCCTGGTCGCCCTGCTCGCGCACCGGCGGCTCGGCGACGACCGGGGCCTCGCGGTCGCGGACCATCGCGGCGAGGTCGGTCTGATAGTCGGGGTGCGCCTGCGCCGGGTCGCTCGTCCAACCCCACTGCGAGAAGTCGGCGCCCGCGGGCCGCACGGGGCGATACCACGTGCGGCCGCTGGCGTCGGTCACTGCCGGGTACTGCTCGGCGACGTTCACGCGGGCACGACCTCGGCGTCGACGACCTCGCCCTCGGCGGGCTGCGCATCCTGCGCAGTGTGGTGGTCGAGGATGCGCACCACGGTGCTGTACCCGACGCCCAGCTTGCGCGCGATCATGCTCGGCGCCGTGCCGTCGCTGTGCGCGGCGAGCACCTCGGCGACCTTCACCCGGTCGATGCGCGTCACACCGGCGCCGACGATCGCCTCGGCCGCAGGCAGGTGCTCGGCCAGCGCATCGCTGGTAGCGGCCTCGCGGGCGATCAGCGACGCGACAGACAGCGCGCCGGGCTGCGAATCGGCCGGCACAGGTACGTGCAGGTCAGCGGCCTGCGCAACGGTACGCACGTCGTTGTGCACCTCGACGTGCACCGGCGCGGCGGGCTGCGCAGCGGGCTGCACCTCGGCGTGCACCTGGTCGACGACCTCGGCGCGCTGCGCACCAGACAGCGCCAGCAGCGCGATCGTCGAGCCCGTGATCGACAGGTCAACGACGACCGGCACCAGCCACGCGATCAGCGGCGAGATACCCGCCCACACGATCGCCAGCTCGCGCAGCGCCGCGAACGACAGCACGAACGCCGCCGCGGCGACAGCGACCGTGATCGCCAACGCTGCGCGGTACGCGCCGCCGACGATGCGGGACCGCACCAGCGCGTGCACGCCGTGCGTGGCGCCGAGCAGCACGACCGGCGGCACCAGGGCCACCGCGGCAGCGATCGCCGGGCTACCGGCGTCGGCGTCGAGCAGCGCGTGCGTGACGTTGCCGAGAACGCTCGCGCCGGTGCTGGCGGCGAGCCACGCCCAGAAGAACCGCGCGGCGGCGTCCCTCGGGCTCTGTGCGGGTCGATCTGTACTCACTTGGGGGCTCCTATCCCTTGGTGTGCTGGTTGGCGATTGTGGGGGCGCACGGGGCGCCGTGGTGACCTATACGGCGCGACGCGCCGAGGCGCTCAGCGGCGGCCCGGCGCGCGCAGCTCGGCGCGGATGCGGCGCGCCTGCGCGAGGTACCGCTCGGCGTCGTTCAGCAGCGCCTCGGCGCCGTAGGCGTCACCGGCGGCCAGCGCGGCGCGGGCCTCGGCGAGCTTGCGGTCGCTGGCAGCCTCGGCGTCGTCGGCGAACCGGACACGATCGGCGAGCCGGTCGGCGTCGCTGCGGTCCAGGCCGAGGATCGAGTCGAGCATCTGCTGAGCGGTGAGGTTCTGCATGGCGGGCTCCTATCCCCTCGGGCGCCCCGTCGGCGCCGTTGTTGATATGTAAACACACGCGCTGTATGTCTGTCAACAGGAAACGCGAAACGCCCCCGACTCGCGCGAGTGCGCAGGTCGAGGGCGTCGCGGCGAGGCGCTCAGCGGCGGCGCTCCCACACCACCGGGCTGCTCCCGGCCGGGCACTTGCAGCGCCACCCATCGAGGCGCTTCGGGGCGCGGTACCGGGCGAACTTCTTACCGTGGTCGCAGGTACCCATCCACGGCGCCGTCTCGTCGAGGTGCTCAAAGCAACGCTTCCCGTTGCCGCCGAGCTGGCGGTGCTTCGCCGCCCACACCGCATCATGCCCATGCGAGTGCCCGACCAGCGCGTGCGCGATTTCGTGGGTAATGGTCATCCACGTGTCGGCGTAAGAACGCTGCGCCATCAACGGCTTTGACAGGCCGATCGTACGAGTGCCGTACTTACACACACCCGCCCGGCGGCGCGCGTTGTCGAACGTCACCGTCCACCCGACGAGGCCATGCTCGGCGATCAGCGCCTCGGCGATCCGGCGGGCCTCGGCCATGCCCATATGCGCAGGCTTCGCAGCCACCGCGGGCGCGGCCGGGCGGACGATCGGCGCCGGTGCGGGCGAAAACGTGAGCTGCTCGCCCAGGCCATCGAAAGCCATCTGCTGAGCGTGGGCGCTACGTGCGGTCATCGTGGGCTCCTATCCCCTCGGCGGCCGGTCGGCCGCGGTGTTGATATGTAAACACGTGCGCTGTATGCGTGTCAACACCAGAACGCGAAAACGCCCCCAACCTCGCAAGGTTGAGGGCCTCTCGACGCGAACAGCGCAGCTAGCGGGCCGACGGGTTACCGGCGCTGCGCGGCGACTTCTTCGCCTCACGCGGGCCGGTGCGCGCCTGAATCGGGCCGGTGCGCGGGCCGTCATCCGGCGACGACACACACCACGGCGACGGAATCGACGCGCACGGCGCAGCCTCGGCCAGCGGGGCGACGGTCAGCGACAGCGGCGCCAGAATGGCGGCGGCGGTCACAGCGACAGCGGCGGTCAAAGTGCGGATCATGTTGGGCTCCTATCAGGTTGATACTGCGGTCATTCAGGGGAGGACACGCCACGGTCGGCGCTCGCCGGGCCACCGCGGGCAGCGCCACGCACGGCGTCGCGCACCTTGCGCACCGTCGAGCGCACACCGGCGCGAACATCGCTGCGCGCCTTGCGCAGCGTCGAGCGGGTATCGGCGGCGGCCTTGCGCAGCGCGGCGCGGGTCTGCGCATCGTTGCGCGAGTACCCGGCGTCGACCGCAGTGCGCAGCGGCTTCTCGACACGATCGACGATGCGCTTGTCGACGCCCAGGTCGTCGAGCGCCTGCGCCAGCGGCAGCCGCTCAGTCGGAATGCGGTACGTCGTCGTCGTGCCGCCCGCCGGGCTCGTCTCAACCGAGGTCGGCTCGTCGGGCAGCTCGTCGAGCACGCCGTCGTCGTAACGCATATGCACGTACCGCAGCGCCGCAATCGAGTTGGCGATCGCCAACGGGTTGGGGCGATCGGGGAAGTCGCGCCACAGGTCATACTCGCCGTACACGTCGGTCAGGTCGTACGCGCTATCGACCGGCGCCGGTGCCATGCCGAGACGATCGCGCAGCCCACCGGGGCCGCCGGGGTCGCCGACCACAACAAAACGCACCCGCGACGGCGCCGGGGCGTCAGGATCGGCCGCCAGCTCGGCGCGCACCGCGCGGGCAGCGTCAGCACCCTGCGACAGCCCATACACGACCGCCGGGCCGTCAGCCGCAGCCAGCGCCGCACGCACCGCGGCCGAGGTCGCCGGGCGCACCGGCACCAGATCGACAGCACCCGGCACGACCGGCGTCACAAACGGCGCGATCACCTCGGGCACGTAATCGGCGTCAGTCCAACCGGACCCGCTCAGGAACAGAACCGTCGTCGTCGCCAGCGCGACGGCGGCGGTCACGCTGCGCTCGCATTCGCGCGGGTGCGGGTGATGCGATGCACCGTGCGGATGCGCTCGGGGTAGAACGAACGCCACTGCTCATGCCCGGCCGGGCCGCCGATGAAGTCGCACGTGATCCGGCCGCTGCTCGTCAGCGACGCCGAGCGGAACCGGAACCGGCCGCGCTCACCACGAATCGACACCTCGGTGCCCGGCGTCAACGTACGGCCATGCACCACAACCTCGGGCTGCGGCACCGCGACGGCAGACGCCCGGTACGCCTTCACGCGCCTCACGCCACGGCCTCGCACTCAGCGATACGGCCCGGCACCCGCGGGTTGCGGTACCCGTACTGCCAGCAGTACCGGGTCGCCGACGACGCGCCGTTGTACAACGCATTGAACCGCGCCGAATCCGGCTGCGACTCAGCGGCATACAGCTCAGCGAGCTGGCGCTCGTCGACCTCGTTACGAATCTTCGCGGTCACCGGCGTACCCGTCGGTGAGTACCACGTCTCGGTGTACATCAAGGGCTCCTATCCCGTTACCTGTTGAGGTGCCGACGACGGTACGGCCTCGACTGTCTGGCTGTCAACAACTGCTGTCTGTGCGTCAACAGTCGCGGGCTTACGGGGCCTGCCGCGCTTCGCCTTTCCAGCGGCCCGGCGCTCAGCCTCGGCAGCGTCGCGGGCATCGAGCGCCGCCGTGACAGCGCCCCACGTGTACACAGGCAACCCGTCGCGGTACCCGTGCGCCTCAACCTCGACCATCAGCCTGTAGAAGCTGCTGCGCGGCACGTCGCGGCCCACCAGCTTGAGTAGCCGCCACATCTCGGCGGCCGTGCGCGGCTGCGCCTCATCGACGCGGGCGAGCGCCTGGCGCTGCAGCACCTCGACAGCCCACACCGTGCCGCAGCGATGGCACGTCACCGTCGGCGCCTCGGCGTCGACGTACAACGGCGTGCCGCAGCGGCCCGTGCGAACCTCGCGCACCACCTCGCCGGTGTTCGCGTCGACGATCTTCTCGGTGCGCCACTCCTGGCACGGCCCGGCGTACTGCGTATCCGGCGGCAAGTCGATCACCCGCTCGGCGTCGCTGCGCCACTGCAGCACCCACTTGAGCGCATCCGGCGCATACGGGTGCATCATCACGCGCCCCGGCACGCTCGACAAATAGCGCGCCGCACCCTCGCACGCATCCGGCGTCGCAGCACCCTGCGAATCAGCGCCAGCGACCTGCTCAGACCAGCGCACCAGACGCGCAGCGTCGCGCAGCAGATCGGCCGCGCGAGTGTTCAACGGCAACGACGGCAGACGCTCACCCGTCGACACCCGCAGACCACGCTTAGCGACCTTCGCCTCGCCGTACGCGCTCTCCTGCAGACGGCGCAGCAGCCACGGCACCTCGGCGAGCTGGCGATGCAACATGCGCACACACGACCAACACAGGAACGGCTGCACCGGCGCCCCGCAATGCAGGCACTTGCCGACCGGCTCGGCCACCCGCGGCGCCGTGTGCGTGTCCAATTCAGACGGCGCCGACGGCCGCGGCGACCCGTAGTAGCTAACGCCGGCACGCGGCCCGAGCACACCCGCTGAGCTGCCCGAACCCGCCGAAACGCCAGAATCCGGCAAACTCATGCGCGGCCCACCTCCGTGAACGGCGCATACCGAGCCGACGGCGCCCGATCAGGCTCCTGATCAGCCGGGCAGTCGATCCACTGCGGGCCGCTCGGATCGTCGAACTGCTTGTACTGCCACAACTCCCGCATCCAGCACCAACGCCAGTGATCGCCGTCGGCGTCCTCCCACACACTCACGCGCTCAGCGATCCCGAGGCGCATCACCCGGCGCTTACCCGGCGCCAACGGCCGCAGCGGCTTGCGCGCCTGCACGGGTCGAGGCATCGCGCCCGGCGCCCGGCGCGGCGCCACCAGCTCGGCCGCAGGCACCTGCGCATCATCCAGGCGCATCGCGTTGACCGCAGCCAGCCCGGCGCGGATCGCACGCACCGGCGTGTGCGACGGATGCGCAATGCGCTGCGCGACAACCTCGGCCATCTTCTCGACCTCGGCGACCGACAACTCGATCAGCTCAGACATGCGAGGCCGCCTCGGCGGTCTGCGCGGCCTGCCACGCGGCGATCGCCTCATCGCCCCAACCCGGCGACGCAATGCGGATATGGCAACCCGGCTGCTGCGCGATCTGCGCCAGCACCTTGCGGCAATGCATGTCGTCGACCTGCGAATCGTCAAGCCACGTCACATCAGTGAGCCCGTCGAGCACCGCGCGGGCCAGCTTGTCGAGGTCGGGGCGCTTCACCGCGGCGGGCGTGTAGCTCTTGGGCGTACCCGACGGGCGCGGCATCACGAACGTCAGCGACGCCGTGACGGGGTACTTCTTGTCGAGCACCGGCAGCCCCTCGGCGAGCATCGCGTCAGCGGCGGCCAGGGCGATGCGCTCGCGCCACGGCCCCACGGCCGCAGACGACTCGACAAGGATCGCCTTGCCGCGCGTCTCGCCGGGCTTGGGCTTGGCGAACCCCTTGAAGTCCTTCGATCCCTGCGGAGCGGGCTTGCCCGGCACGAACATGCGCAACTGCCTGCTGCCGTTACGTTCGTGCGTCACGCGGGCGCTCAGGGCCGCGTACAAGGCTTCGTGAGAGTCGGCGGGCAGCATGTCGAGCACCAGCTCGGCGGCGGCGGCCTTGGCGTGCTGCTCGGCACGTGCGGCGGCCTCGGCGACGGCCTGCGGATCGTCACCCGGCGCGAGGTCCAGGTCGAGAGTGTGGTCAGTCACTCGGAATCTCCATATTCAGTTGTGGTCGAGCAGCATTATCGAGGCGCTCAGCGCCAAACCCGCCGGTCAGCGCCGCGGCAGCGGCGGCAGGCCCTCGCTACTTGCCGGGCACGCCCCGCAGTTAGCTGCCGAGGGGGTCAGCACAGATAGCACACTTTTTTGCATATCAGTCCCACACACGGCCTCTCGGCCGAGACGACCAGGGAAAACACCCCGAATCTCTACACGTGAAGTCAACCCGTAAATATCTGTGCTATCTGTGCTGAAAACGTATTTATATGCTTTTACCTGCGGAAACGTCAGCACACTTTCGTTGAAACGATCTGTGCGAACCCGTGCTATCTGTGCTGCGCAGCACGCTTTCAGCACGGATTCTGTGCTGTTTGCTGGGGCCGCCGCTGGCGAGGGCCGCCGCGAGGTCATCGACGGAACCCGCCCGCCAACTCGTTGGACAAGTCCCAACCAGGCTGCAGGCCCAGGCCGCTGTACACGCGCGCACCATTCGAGGCCACGCTGCGCACCCCGAACCGCGCCGACAACTCGCGGCCGAGCTTGATCTGCGACACCATCGCGTCCTCGCCGTTGGTCATCGCCCAGCGTTGATAGGCCCGCAGCACAAGGGCAGGCTTCGCCCCGCCGGTGGCGCCCGGCGTCAACACGCAGCACTCCGCAATGAACCGCCCGAGGGCGTCCTCCTGCTCGCTGTACTCCCGCGTGGCATCGAGGACCGAGCCCGGCTCGCGGAGGCCGTCAGCGGCGATCTGTCGAGCCCCCGCCACGACCCAGGCGAGGATTGCGGCGCCCTCGTCGCGGATCAGCTCAGCGGCGAGATTGGGGTTGCGCTGCTCCGGCGGGACGGTGTGCAGGAATGGGATAAGGCGCAGCCGCCGCCAGAACGACGTGCCGCCAGCGGATACCTCGGGCTGGTGGTTGCCCATCAGGAACAGGGTGTGTGACGGGGTGAAGTCGAAATAGTCCTGCCTCATGTACCGGCCGCTGAGAATGTCGCCACCCGTCAGCACCTTGACCTTCGCCTCGTCGAACTTGCTCTCTGCGTTGATTTCCGAGCACACGACCATGCGGGCGCCGTGCAGCCGGGCAATCTCGGTTTCGTGCCGGTCGCGGCCCGCCAGCAGGAAGTTCGCCGGGGCCGTGATGGCGTAGTCGCCGAGCACATTGCTGAGCACGTCCATCAGCACTGACTTGCCGTTAGACCCGCCACCGAACAGGAACGGCAGCACGTGGTGCGTCACCTTGCCGATCGCGGCGAGCCCGGCGAGGCGCTGCACGTACCCGATCAGCTCGTCGTCGCCGCCGAACGTGCCGTCGAGGAACCGCTGCCACGCCGGGGCCACCGCACCGGGGTTGTACCCGGCGCCGGTGATCTTGGTGTGCCACCCGTCGGGGCTGTGCGGCATCAGGTGCCCGGTCTGCAGGTCGACGACACCCGAGGGCGTGTTGAGCTGGTAGGGCTCGGCGTCGAGGTCGGCCAGGCGCACGCGCATCGCGGGCTGCGCCTTGGCGAGCGCCACCATGTTCTCTAGTCCCTTGCGGGACAGGCTGCGCATACGGTGCTGGATCACGTCGCGCGGGCTGTCGTCGTCGACGCGGATCGCCTCGACGACCTGCCGGGCCGCGACGAGCGCCTCGCCCTGGTCGGTGCCGTGCTCCCAGCGGTCGCCCTGCCATGACAGCCACTTGCCGGTGTCGGGGCAGTACCGCAGACGGCCGCCCCACGCCTCGACGAGCAGGTCGGCGTTGCCAGTGTCGGTGAGCGTGACGGCCGCAGCAACAGGGTTGCGGCGGGCGTTGATATCGACGACCGGCGCCAATGAGCCATCCGAGCTAACACCCTCGGCACCCGTGCCGGCGGTTTGCTGCGCGGGCTGGTCGGCGGGCATCGGGGCAAGCTCGATCTGCCGCTCGGCCGCGCGCTGCCACAGGTGCAGGTGCGAGCCGAACTCGGTCGCCAGCTCGGCGTCCGTCTTGGTGGCGACGTGCGCCTCGGCCCAGGTGAACGTATTCGGAATCTCGAAACTCGGCACGTCGCGCCCGGTCTTGGCGCACTCGGCCATGAAGCGGTCGACGATCATCTTGCGGGCCGCCGTGAACTCGTCGGCGGTCAGGCACTTGTTGCGAACCGCGGCCATCAGGCGCACGGTGACGCGCACCAGCCACGGGTGCCGCTCGGTGATCGCCTCCTCGGCCCACCCCTTGATCGTCGGCGCGAAATACTCGCAGGTACTCGGCGCGAACGTCCACGTATCGGGCTTGCTGACAACCTCATGCGAGGTGCGCCGGTCGCCCTCGTACTCGGCGACGCCGTGCTCGTCGAGGCGCTCGCGCAGCTCGTCGAGGCCCAGCGGGGCGCCGGTGTCGGCCGTCATCGTGACCGACTTCGGGTCGTCGGCGTCCTTGAGGTTGAAGCTGCCCGGCACGCGCAGCACCCGCGCGAGGTCGTACACGCCGCGGTCGATCTTGGCGCCCAGGCCGTCGGCGACGATGCACGCCAGGCGCCCCCACCGCTTGAGCAGTGCCGCGGCGTCGGCGCGCAGCTCGGCGCTCGCCTCGGCCATGTCCTCGGCGCCCTCGGCGGCGATCAGCCCGTCGTCGATCGGCCAATACGGCTGCAGCCCGTTGCCCGACATGACGACGGCCGACGGCCGGGTGCCCAGAATCGCGCTCAGCTCGTCGATCACCTGGTATGCGTGCGCGAGGTCGCGGCAGGCGCCGGGCTTCACGTCGAGGTCGCACCAGATCGCGGCGAGCCGGGTCACGTCGTCGGCCGACCCGCGGCCCTTCTCGTCGACGCCGCGGGGCCGGGTCGGGTTGACGCCGAACCACGCATTGCAGCCGTCGGCGCGGGCCATCGCCTGCGCCTCGATATCGGGGCCGTACTCGACGACCTCGGAGCGGAACGTGCCGCCGGGTGCCTGGTAGTTCAGGCTCAGGTGCTCGCCGGGCTCGTAGCCGAGCAGGTCGAGCAGGTCAGAAAGTCCGTTCACGCAATCCCTCTATTCAGTTGTGGGGCCGGTGATTTCGCGGGTCACAGCGTCAGGCCACTGCCTGCCGCGGGGGCGACCTCGGGAACGTCAAACAGGCCGTCGTGCGCTGCCTCTGCGGCGGCCCGTGCGGCTGCCTTCTCCGCGGCGGCCTTGAGCTTGGCGCGGTGCCGCTTGACGCACGTCTGGCACATCGCCATCAGGTTGTGCACGTCGTCGTTGCGGTCGTCGCCGTCGAGGTGCACGACGGCGAGCTGCACCATCTTGTCGGCGCCGTGCACTGCCGGGCGCCCGTGAGTGTTGCTGCAGCGGTGATGGATTCCGAAACGGTGCGACCGGCCGCAGTCGCCCTCGCACTCGCACCGGCCGTCGGCGCGGTCGAACTTGACCGCATCGAACAGCGCCACGCGGTCGCGGGTGCTCATGCGCGGGCCTTGATCGACGCCTGAATCATGTCGCGCCGGAAGTCCGACCACGTGACGTTGAGCTGCCGATCGTTGACGACCGGGGCGACCATGTGCCCGTCGGCGCGCATCGCCTCGGCCGTCTCGGGGGCCTGGTCGAGGCGCACCTCGGTGTACTCGACGCCCGCCTTGTCGAACGCGCGCTTTGTCAGGTTGCACTTGCTGCACTGCGGGCCGGTTGTGTAAATCGTGATCATTCTCAGGGGCTCCTATCCCGTGAAATTGGTTGTGAGACAGATCGAGCCGGTGACGCCCGTTGTCGAACGTCACCGGCTCGCCGCGCGTGTAGCGGGCTACTGCTGCTTTGCCGCCAGGCTGGCGAGCGCCGCGAGCGCCTCGGGCGTGAGGCCGTCGGGCACCGCTGCACCGCCCTGCGCCGGGGCCGCGGCCGGGGCCGGGGTCGAGCCGGGTGCGGGCTTCTTGTAAACGGCGCTGTACAGCTTCGGCGGGGTCAGCTTGCCCTTCTTCTCGCCGTCGCCGACATAGGTCACGTGCAGCTCGCCGCCCACGTCGAGGCCCTTCGCCCCGGCCGCAATGACAGCCTTCTGCACGGCCTTGCGCATCTCGCCCTTGACGAACAGCCGCCGCAGGCCGTCGTCGTCCTCGATCTCGGGGTCGCTCAGGTCGGTCTGCACGGTGACGACGAGCTGCATCCGCGGGCTGCCGTCCTTCCAGACCAGCGGCTCGTTGGTTTCCAGGTCGGTCTGCTGACGCTGCTCGGGCTCGACGGCGATCAGGCCGCCCACGGTGTCGCCGTGGTTCTTGAACTTCGCCGATGCCGGGCCGCCGCCGCTGAGGAATCCGTACGAATCGTTGCTCATTGTTCTGTTGTTTCCTTTGTTCAGTTGTTCCGTTTATTCCGTTGCGCCCGTTTTCCTCTCGGCCCGCCAGGCGCGGCGGGGAGCTATCAGGTGCCGTCGTAGAACGCGGGCAGGTCGTCGTACCCGGCGTCGCGCTGGTACTCGGCCTCGGCGATCCGGCGCTCGCAGTAACCGCAGTCGTCGCCGCTGCAGTTATGGCGACTCATCAGGGGCACTCTCCTGCGTGTTCAAGCCAGCAGTGCGGGCATACCGGCCGCGTGCGGGCGTTCTCGGGCTCATGCGAGTTGTCCTCGCAATCAACATGTATAAGCCCGCCGTCAGCCATAAACGCCACCTCGTCGCCGGGTTGAATCGGCGTCGGGCAGGCGCAGCAGCGGCCGTGATACTTCGCCGTGAACGTCGACCGGGTGGTCACTGCGCCGCCAGCTCGTCGAGGGCCTTTTGTGCCTGCAGCGCCAGCCGGGTCGCGTCGTCGCGCTTGCGGGTCGCGGCCTCGATCTGGTCGTCGAGCACGTCGCGCTGCGCGAACAGCAGCCGCAGGTGCCGGTCCTGCACCCGCTCGGTCGCCTCACTGACGGCGAGCTGCTGCTGCCACAGCGCCCGCGAGGTATCGGCGAGCGTGATCGGGGCGCCGATCGCCTGCGCCGCCAGCGCCGGTGCGATCGCGTCGACCGCCGGATTGTTGCTCATCGTGGGCTCCTATCCCCTGGTGTGTGAGGTCTGGTGTCGGTAGTCGGCGAGGGCCTGGTCGCCGGTGTCGTGCTCAGTGCTGCGGCCCCAGAACGTGCCGACCGGCGGCCGTACCCGCCAGCGCCCGCCGCGCTTGGTGATCAGCCAGCGCGACGGGGCGCCGAACGCGGGCGAGCTAACCGCCGGCACAACGAGTCCGTGCACGTCACAGGGCCGTTCTGCTCGCCTCGGCAAACGAGCCGATCGCCACCTCGCCGTTCTCGAAATACTCGACGACGGCGTACTCGCCCTCGATCGCCACGTCGAGCCCGGCCGCCGGGGTGAAGTTGACGAGCAGCAATTGCTCGACGACCCACCCGACGACGACCTCGCCCTCGACGAGGCGCCGAATGCGCCACGGCGCCGGGCGCTTCACTCGGCATCACCCGTGCAGGCGTGCGGCACCTCGGGGTTGGGCACCGGGCTAAAGAACGGGCAGAACATGCACGAACTCGGCACCTTGGGCACCAGCGCGATGCGCTCGGGGTGCTGGTCGATGCGCAGCTCGTCGAGCGCGATCAGGATGTTGTCGAGCTTGTCGAGCGCCTGGTCGATAATCTCGTCGCTGTACGGCTCAGACCACACGAACGACGCCGACAGGGTGCCGCCGCGCGGGATGAACCAGATAGCCACCCGCTTGACCGGGAACCCCTCGTTTCGGTACCCGCGGCCGTAGGCGTGCGCCTGCACCCGGTACTCGGGCGCCTTGTCGATCGGCCCGAACTTCTTGTACTCCTGAAAGCGTGACGCGCCAGGAAACTTGAGGTCGATCACGGTGTCGGTCCACGTGTCGTAGAGGTCGCACGTGCCGCTCAGGCTGCCACGCACGTTCACCCGGCGCTCGGTGAACCACCGGCCGACGTACTGCGGATCGTCGCCGCCGGTGACGCCGCGCAGCACCGTGCACCGCTGCTGGCGGTCTTTGAGCCACTGGTCGATCAGCCGCTCGTTGTCGAGGTTGACCGCATCCTCAAACTTGGTGTGCCCGGCCGTGCCGAGCCACGCGGGCAGCGGGTCGCCCTCGGGGTTGATCCGGTCGTACTCCATCATCGACGAGGCCAGCCGCCGCGGGCACGGGTGCCCAATCTCCGACGGCCCCAGCGCCTTTTGCAGCGACCGGCCGTGCTGCGCCCAGGCCCGCCGGAACACGCCCTTGAGGTCGGCCAGCAGCCCGGCATTGAACTCCTGCGTCTCGGTCTGCGGCCGGTCCCTCGCGGGGGCATCGTCGGTCAGCCCGAAAAACCCTGCGTTACTGCTCATCTGTGCTGCCGCCCTTCATCGCCTCGGCGAGCTTGCGCTCGGCGTCGTCGAGCGCCGCCTGATACGCCTTGTACGCGGCGTGCAGCTCGTCCGCGGCGGCGGCGGCCTGCGTGATCATCGCGCCGAGCTGCGCGGCCTGCGCCGGGGGCATTGTCGGCATGGGTGCGCCGCGCTCGCCGTCGACGGCGACCACGACCTGCCCGAGGTCGGCGCGAACGCCGACGATCACCGCGGCCTTGTTGACCATCCCGCGCAGGCTCGGGCTGAGCGGATGGTCGGACGGGATCACCACCCGGCCGACGTGCGCAAAGTTGTTGCTACTCACAGGTGCGCCCCTTTCATGCTGCGCAGCGTGTCGAAGATCAGCGCGGTGGCGAACACGTCGCCGATCGCGCTGTGCCGGTCGACCAGCGGCACGGCCAGGCGCTCGGCCACGCCGTCGAGGCCCTGCAGCTCGGTGGGCTGCCCGTCGAGCTTTCCGGCGGCGTACGCGGCGAGGTCAGCCAGCCGGTGATGCCACACCCGGCCGACGGTCTGCGGCTCGGCCGTCGAGTGCCCGACGAGCTGGCGGGCGACGATCGTCGAGTCGAACGCCGGATTGCTGCCCGCGAACGTGTTGCCGCGCAGCCAGTCCTGCACCTCGGCCCAGGCGACCGCGGTCTGCTGCTCGGTCAGCGCCTCGCGCCACAGCGCCCGCTCGTAGTACCCGTTGATTTCCATTGCCACCGGGTCGGCGGCCTTGAGCGTGTCGATCGACACGAACGGCACAAAGTGCAGCGACTCGCCGGTGTCGACGTTGAGCAGCGCCACCTCGACGGGCGCCGCGGTGTCGTAGTCGAGGCTGGTCGTTTCCAGGTCGACGACGATCAGCTTGCGGTCGGTCATGTGTTGGGCTCCTATCCCTCGGGGTTGCCGATACTTCGGTGGTCGACGGTGATCAGCCCGACGTACGGGCTCACCGGGTCGGGGTTGAAGAACTCGATTGCGCCGGGCGTGAACGGTGCGTACACGCTGATATCGGCGCCGTTGGGCAGCTTGTCGAGGGCCGCCGCGAGGTCGCGCACCTTGTCGCCGGGCTCGACGGTGATCGTCGTCGTGTGCGTCTCGTTGATCTTCATTCGTCGTCGTCCACCAGGTCCATGCGGTAGCTCACCTGCGTCTTGACGAACGCCGCGAACACGTCCGGTGCGTGCTTTTTGAGCGCGCCCTGATCGAACTTGTTCGACTTGATTTCCTTGCGGCGCACCACGACCGCGCCGCCGATCGTGCCCTCGTCGTCGGTGCCGAGCGCCTCCTCGATCGCCGCCTTGGCAGCCTTCTCGACCTCGGCCCACTTCGCCTTTTCGTTGCGCGCGTGCGCCAGCAGGTCGACCTGCCCCTTGATCTCTGAAAGATCAGCCATCACTTACCCTTTCCGTGAAACTTGCCTGAATACCGTCGTCACCGAGCGTGAGCGTGAGCACCAGGCCGTCGTCGTCGAACGGCAGCCGGGCGATCGCCAGCCGGTCGCCCTCGTACAGCTCGTCGAGGGCCTGCAGCGCCGAGCTGGCGGCCACCGCGGGATCGTCGACGCCGTACGCGATCCGGTGCTCGATCGTGTCGACGAGGCCGCCGAGGTAGGCCAGCGTCGCATCGAAATGCTTCTGCTCGACCCACGTCTCGACGACCTCGCGGTCGGCCCACCAGGGCCGATTGCTGTCGGTCACGCCGCAGGCTTGACTTCCAGCACAACCGGGAACGCTGACAGCCAGCCGATGCGGGGGCCGCCGGTGAACAGGTCGTACGTCTCGCCGACCTCGACGGCCTGCCAGATATCCCACGACGTGAAGTGCCCGACCTCGATCGCGTCCTCGACGTTGAACGACCCGCACGACGTGGTGAGACGCTTTGTGCGCGTGCTGGTCCCGTCCGAGCTGCTGTACAGCACGTCCTTGGCCTTGACGGTGCAGCCCTTGTGCCACTGCTGGTTGCTCGTCGCGCAGCCCGGCAGCACGGCCACCGCGGCGATCGCCGCGACCGCGGCCAGTCCCTTGAGATTCATCTCGGTTGTGCTCCTATTCGGTTGTGGTCGGTCAGAAGAAGATCGGGATACCGGGGCTGCCCGGCATACTCGGCTGCGGAATGAAGATCACGCCGCTCGGGCTGTGATTCTGCTGCCCGCCGCCGCCATCGCCGCCGCCCTCGCACGCCGTCGCTGCGGCGGCCATCAGGGCGACCGCGGCGACTGTTGCCATCTTGCGAATCATGTTGTGGGCTCCTATCCCTCGGTTGTGCTCAGCGCCTCGCGCCGGGCGATTTCAAACTCGATGTACTGAATTGCCTTGCGCAAGTCCTCGATTGCGTCGTGCTTGAGGTCGCAGCGCCACACGTACTTGGTGGCGTTGCCGAGGCAGAACCCCATGTGCTGCGTGATATCAATGCACTCGATCGGGTGCCCGCACGCCGAGCACTTCGCCGGGCTCGACGTGTAGTGCGACGGGTGCGCCACCATGTCGGCCGTTTGCTGGTCGTGCTCGCCGGCACTGTCGTCGATGCTGGTCAAAGAGATTCGGGGCGCGAATCCGGTGTTGCTGCAGAACATCACGAACGGGCCGACGGCGCCCGCATTCCACGGCGCCTTGCCGGTGTTCCATGCGACCCAGCCGGTGCCCTCAAGCCAGCCCCAGTGCGCGCCGTTGGCGTCGGCCCACACGTACGCCTTGTCGGCGTCGTCGAGGCTGTCGAGCTTGACGGCCTCCCATGCCTCGGGGTCGCCCGCCTCGGTCGCCGCGGGGGCGTCGAACATGAACAGCGCCGTCTCGTCGAACCGGCGGCCGATCGCCTCGGCCTGGTCGCTGATCTTCTCGCGCACCGCCAGCTCGCCGAGCCCCATCGCGTCGCACACCTTGCACCACATGGCGCCCGACGGGTCGAACACCCGCGCGTCGTACTTGCCGCACACCTCACACAACGGCTGATTGCTCACGCTGCCACCTCCTGTCGTGCGTTGCGGATCATTCGGCGGCGCTCGCGCTCAGTCGTGCCGCCCCACACGCCCGTCGGGTTGCTCGGGAGGCTCAGCGCTCGGTCGAGGCACTCGTCGGTCACCGGGCAGCGGCCACACACGCGCTTGGCCTCGCGCACGCTGCCGCCCTGCTCGGGGAAGAAGATTTCAGGGTCGACCTGCGCGCACAGCGCGTCGGCCTCCCATGCCTCGGGCTGCCCGAAATACTCGTCGGCGCTCATGCAACGCCCTCGCTTTCGTCGTCGTCGATTGAGTCGGCCTCGTCGTCGGCCGCGATCTGATCGAGCACCGACAGCGGCACGCCGTCGGTCGTCTCGCGGGTGGGCACCAATCGCTGCAGCCCCTCGGCGGCGCCGCCACCTGCCAGCGCTCGCAGGTACCGGGTGATGCCCGGCGCGTCGATATCGACCATCGCCGCCAGGGCCACCGCGGCGCCGGTCAGCACGTGCCGGTCGAGGCGATTCAGCGCCGCCCACACCTCGCCGGGATCGTCGTCGCGCACCTGCTCGGCGAGCGCCATTGCGCGGTCGAGGATGCTTGCGCACTGCTGCGACCGCGGGCCGTGGTCGAAGCTGATCACCTTGCTGCCCGCCTTGGCGGCCTTGGCAATCCGCGCCGCACGCGGCGAGGTCGACGCCCGCAGCAGCAGCGCCACGCGAATGATCGCCTGCCGGGTGAACGTGCCCGCGGCGGCATCCCAACCGGCCGCAGCCAATTCGTCACCGTGACGCTTGAGCACCTTGTCGAGCACGCACGGGTCGTGGTCGATGCGCAGCAGCGCCCGCACCTCGTCGGCCGTCGCCGTCTCGCCGACGCGCGGCGTGAACATGTCGAGCACGTGCGTGTTGTCGGCCGCTGTCGCCGTCTCGGCGAGCGCGGCGGCGTACCTGTCCAGTGCCGCAACGTCGTACATGATTTTGCGGCCGACCAGCCGGTGCGCCGGTGCTGCGCCGCGGCGGCGCCGGTGCCGCAGTGCGTCGCGGGTGATGCCCAGGCGTGCGGCGGCCTCGCCCTCGTCGATGCGTCGGGCGCTCATAGGCTCACCGACCGAACGTGACCGGGGCACGTTGCGTCGCGGCGCTTGCAGTCGGCGCAGTCGGCCGCCGGTACCGGCGTGCGCAGCGCGTTGACGGCGTTCACTGCGGCGGCCACGGCGCCGAGGCTGGTCAACCCCTCGGCGCGGTAGGCGTCGAAAACCGCAGCGGCGGCCCGCATCTCGTCGTGCGTGAGGGTCACCACGGCAGCACTCCCGCCCCGAGGCCGATCCACAGCGCACCGGCAGCCAGGCCGATGAGCACCGAGACGAGGTTGAGCAGGATCACGCCGACGATGGCGCCGAGGCGCTCGCCCGGCGGGCAGGCGCCGAGGTGGTGGCGATTGCAGGGCAGGCAGTACGGTGCGGGGCTCACGCGGCCACCGCCCGGCGCAGCAGTCCGACGATCGGCCGGGCGACGAACAGCTCGACCAGGTGCTCGACGGTCAGCGCCGTTTCCAGCGCCAGCCCGTACAGCGCGACGGGCACGCCCGCCTCGGGGTCGTTGAGGGCCTCGTCGATCTGGTCGCCGACCAGCGACTCGACGCGCTGCGCGAGCGTGGGCTCGTCGGGCCTACTGTGCGCTAGGATTCTGCACGGCATAACAAGTGGCTCCTATCCCTTGGTTGTGTCGGCCAGCCCCCGCCTCGGCGGGGGTTGTGTCGTTTGGTGGGGAGGTGCGGCGCAGCAGTGACCTCGCCGTGAAAGGCATTCCGGGTCGTGGGCCACGCTTACGGGTGAAGAAGTGAAAAAGCCCCGTTTGACGCCGCACCTCCAAGCTCGGTCAGCCGTACCGCTCCATATCGGGCTCGCCGCGCAGGATCGCGGTCGGCGGCTCGGCGAGGTCGAGGTCGAGGGCCGCGGCGCGCTCGTCGGCGAGCTGGCGGGTCAGCTCGGCGAGGTCGGCCAGCGCCGCGCGGTGCGCCATGTCGGCCTGGTCGCGCTCGTCTGTCAGATAGGCGATCTTCTGCCCGTCGCTGCGGATGCGGTCGGCCTGCGTGGCGACCACCCGGCGGGCAGCGTCACGCTCGCCGGTCAGCTCGGCGATCTGCCGCTTGAGGTCGCCGACGATGGCGAAATGGCGGGCTAGCTGCATGAGCGGCTCCTAACTCGACGGCGTGAGGTGGGGGTGAGGGCGAGCGGCCGATCGGCCGGGGGTGCCACGGACTTGCGGCCCGATTCGGGCGAAACGCGGAACGAGTCGAGCGCGGCGTCGATATCGGCCTGCGTCATGCGCCAGTGCCGCCCGACCTTGCGGCCGGGGATACGGCCCGCGCGCACCTGCTCGGTCAGCCACCGCTCGCTGCACGGGATGCGCCGGGCCACGTCGGCGAGCGGGAACGTCAGCAGCTCGCTTGCCGGGGCGCTCACGCGGCGGCCTCACGCTCGGCGACGTGCACCAGGTACTCGATCGGCACGTCGAACTCGGCGGCCAGCGCCGCGATCATGTTGTGCGTTGCTGCGCCCGACCAGTCGGCCGAAAATGTGACGTAAACGGTGGACTTTGTGAGGTTGAGGCGCTTCGCCAGTTCGTACCGACCGCGAATGCCGTTGGCCTGCAAGAGGTTTGCGACCCGCTCGGGGTTCCAGCGCAGTTCGTGTTTGAAGTTCTGCACGGATGGAAAGGTAACCCATTGGGTCCGAAAACGGAACCATCCGGCACGATTTGCGCCCGCGTGTCGCGTTTCCGTACCTAATTGCCCTGGTGGACGGGTTGAGCGGTCCTGAAATGTGTACTAGATTCCCGATGAAGGGAACAAACCGGACGGTATAAGGACATGCCGCCCCGCTATCACGCCCACTAGGCACGAGGAGACACGACCGAGATGCCACAGCAGAACGACGACGCCGACAGGCTCGCCGCCTACCTCGGCTACAAGCTAGGTAGGCCGCTCAAGCTGCGCGAGATATTGGAGGCGCTGCAGATGAGCAAGACCCGCTATTACGGCCAGCGCGACGAGGGCAACCTGATCAGGCCCGACAACCTGCTGCGCGCCGCGCGCAACCTCGGGCTGAATCCCGTCGAGCTGCTCGCACACTTCAACCTGGTTGACGACGAGGAAGTAATCACCTATGCCGATGCCGTTGTGCCCACCAGCCACCCCCGCGCGCCCGGCGAGGGCGCGCAGCCAGCGACCGGCACCGCGACCTTGGAGACGACGAATACGCCGCCAGTGAAGCGCGCCCGTCGCCCCCGCGGTGACGCCATGCTTCGCTGACGGCCCTCGCCGACGGCGCCCGCGGAATCACCCCTTGCCGCGGGCGCTCTCAGTTCCAGCCCGATACCCCCGAAAGCTGCAGCCCCTCCATGCCTGACGCCCTCAACCTCACGCTGCGCGTGGCGGCGGTCGCCGCAATGGCAGCCGTTGTGTACTACCGCCGACTGTCGTGGCGAATGATCGTGCCCTGTGAAATGGGCATCACCCTGTTTATCGCGCTGCAGGCGCTCGGTTTGTGGTTGTCGGGGCCGCTGCCGACGTTCGGGCTGTGCACGGTGCTGTACCGGATCACCGGGCAACACCACCTCGACAACCTGCTCGGCCCAGTGCTATACGTGTGCGCATTCGGTGTGCTCGCGGCGAACATGCTCTACCGCATCGCCGACGACGACGCCGACGCCCACCGCATGATCGGGCTCGGCGTCATGCTGCCGGTACTCGGCGGCGGCCTGCCGGTCATGGTCGCGGCGTTCCTCGCCACGCGCGGGCGCAACGGCGAGCGCGGCAATGCGCTACTCAACGATGCGCTACTCAACGAGCAGCCGAGCACCGCGCTGCGCATCTTTGAGCACGGCACGTTCTCGACCGTCGCATGGCTGTCGATCGTGTCGTGCTTCGCGTTGCGCATCATCGCCACCGATCCGGCGCAGCGCCAGGTCGCCCGCGACTGGTCGATCGCACTCAAGGTGTGCGTCGGTGCGGCCGTGCTCGCCTGTCTCGACGCTGCGACGCCTCACGCGGGCCTCGGGCGCTTCACCTGGTGGGGCACGGCGTGCGTCGGTGCGGCGACGGCGCTCATAGCTGCGCGCGGCTGGCACCGGCACATGCGCACCGCGCGCACGCTGCTGCGCGTCACACGCACCAGGCGCAGCGAGCTGCGCGCTGACACGCTGGAATCGCACCGGCTGCGCCTGCTGCTCGCCGCCGAGGCGATCCTCGGCCCGCTCGTTATCGAGCGGATGGGATCGCGCCGCGTCGACAGGGCCATCGCCCAGGTGCTCGACGAAAACAGCCAGCTCGACGACGCCGAGCGCCGCGGCGACGACGACGAGGGCAGGCCGCTGCTGCCTGCCGCGTAGCTACCGCCGGCACGGCGCGCAAAAGGACCGCTGACCTGCTCGGGGGCGCAGAGTCAGCAAAGCCCCCGAGGTTGGGTGACCTCGGGGGCTTCTCCTATGTGCGCTCAGCCGCGACCGGGGTCGAGCTGCGCGGCGATCGCGGCGGCCACCGCCCGGCCGCTGCTGCGGTCGAGGTGCCCGTACACGCCGATCGTGACCTTGATCGACTCATGCCCGAGGTGCTGCTGAATCGCGGGCAGCGGGACACCGGCGGCGATCAGCCAGCTCGCGCACGTGTGCCGCAGATCGTGCACGCGCGGGTGCACGTCCAGGCCCGCACGCTTGAGCGCGGGCTGCCAGTGGTTGTCGTGGAAATTGTTGTGCCGCACCGGGCCGCCGCGGCTGTTGGTGAACAGCCACTCACCCGAGTAGTCGAGCCGGTCGAGCACACTCTCGTCGACGTTGATCGTGCGCCGCGAGCGGTCGGTTTTGGGGGCGCCGAGCGCGTAGCTGCCGCCGCTGGTGTAGGTGCGCTTCCAGGCGCGCGAGATACGCACCGTGCCCTCGTCGCGGTTCACGTCCGACGGCCGCAGCGCGGTGACCTCGCCCCAGCGGGCGCCCGAGGCGACGAGGAACTCGACGAGCGGCTGCCAGCGCAGCGCCACGTTGCCGTGCAGCTTGGCGTACTGGTCGCGGGTCAGGAACACCATTTCTGCGCGCTCAGTGCGCGGCAGGCGTGCGCTCATCGCCGGGTTGGCCTTGATGTGCCCGGCGCGCACCGCGGCGTTGAGCGCCGACGACAGGAATCCGTGCTTGTTGGCGATCGTCTTACCGGCGAGCCCGCGGTCGGCGAGGTGCTGCACCCACAGGGCAATGTCGTCGGCCGTGAGCGCGGCGAGCGGGATCGCGCCGAGCACCGGGGCAATGTCCTTGTCGAGCACCTTCTCGTAGTCATAGATCGTCGACCGCTCGACGCCGGTCTTGTGGTCGAGGTAATGGCGAATCCACGCGCTGAGCGTGAAGTGCCGCGCGGCGGCGTCGGTCGTCTCGATCACTTCCAGCGCCTTGGCGGCGCCGAGCTGGTCGACCATGCGTTTGAACTCGACGGCCTGCGTGGCGTCGTCGAATGAGGTGCTGGTCTGCTTGCCGTTGAGCCGGTAACGAACCTGCGTGTACTCGCTGCCGTCTTTGCGGGAGGCCGTGCGGATGGATGCCATAGCGGCAGATAGTACCCATTTGTGGATGGGAGTGTGGATGCAGAAACGCCCCGGTCTGAGAAAACTATCTCTGACCAGGGCGTTTACTGGTGGAGCTGCCGGGAATCGAACCGCGGTCCTCTCGGGCCGCTGACCTGCAGAAACGCTCAAATCGGGGCCGCGAAAGCACGCGAAAATACGCCGGAATCCGCAGGACAACGCGGGATGTGTGGATGCCAGCCACACACCAGCCACGCGGCCGGATTGTTTGCTGCGCCAGCAAACACGCCTCGTTGGGGTGCCGGGAAACCGCTGCTCATGCGCCGCACAGTACAGCGTCGCGGATATGATCACGCCATGAAACGCGCTCTCATCGCGGTTGCCGTCGGCGCCGCCACCGCACTGCTCGCCGCGCCCACCGCGGGCGCCGATGACGACACGTTCTACGCACAGCTCGCCGAGCTATGGGGCCTGCCGCACGACGACCTTCTCATTCGCGCCGACTCGCTCGCGGTCGGATACGGAATGTGCACCGACATGCGCGACGGCGTGCCGCGAGAGATGACCGCCCGCAGTTGGCATATGCGCTTCCGCGACAGCTCGACAATGCAACTGGCGAACCAAATGGCTTACCTCGCGCAGAGTGAGCTGTGCCCAGACACCGCCGAATAGGCCCCAGACGCACGAAAACACCCCCGGCGGGTAATCCACCGGGGGCGCTTCTGTCGAGGCGCTCAGGCCACGTCGAACAGTGTCAGCGGGCCGTCGTCGGCGAGCTGGTCGGCCTCGTCGTCGTCGGCGAGCCAGGCGTCGGCCCAGCGGGTCAGCACCGTGTCGGGGCGACCGAGCACCGGCACCGCCTTGACGAAACGCTCACGCCAGCGCAGCGCCCACTTCATGCAGTTGCCGCAGTGCTTATGATCGCAGCCGAGCGACATTGCCGGGTTGTCGGCGTTGCGGCGGGCGTTGTACGACCAGCCCATCGAGTCGGCCGTCGTGAGCAGATCGCCGTAGACCTTGAGGCCCAGCGACTTGACGCCGAACCCGTGCACCGGCAGCTCGGGGTCGCGGGCGAGGATCGCCTCAAACACGGCGCGAATCTCGTCGGTGTGCTGGCGGCGGCACACGCTGCCGACGCCCACCAGCGGCACCGCGGACAGGTCGACACCGGCGGCCTCGTACATGTCCCAGCAGCGCAGGTAGTCCTCGACGGCGTAACCCTGCAGCACCGGCATGAACGGGCATTCCTCGTCGCTCACCTCGGCCCACAGCGTGCACAGCTCGACGTAGTTCGCAACGGTGCGGCGCTGGTGTTCGATGACGCTCAGCCCGGTCTTGGCGATCATGTCGGGCTCGCACATCCAGTCCTGCGGCGCAGCCCATTCCAGCTTGCCAATCTCGCGGTCGTAGCGGGCCACCGCGGCGACGTACTCGGCGGGCGTGGTGCGCCATTCGCCGTACATGCTCAGCTCGGAGAAACCGCCGGAATCCAGCGCCCACTTCTCAATGGCGACCGGCAGCGCGCCCTTGAGGCGCATCAGGCGTCGGTGCGAAACGAACAGCGGCACACCGGCGGTGCGCAGCCACGACGGTTCGTGCGTTCCGAGGTAAAAGTGTTCGCGCATTTTGGGCTCCTATCCCCTTGCCGTTGTTGGCATGTAAACAGTAACACACGACTGTCTGTATGCAAACACACAACGCACGCCCCCGACCTCGGCGGCCGGGGGCGTGCGTTGCGCGCCGGGGCTCAGGCGAGCCAGTCGGCGACCAGCGGCGCCAGCTCGGCGGCCGTCTTGCCGTCGTACTTGGGCGTGTCGACGGTCATGCCGCTGGCGATCATCTGCTTGACGATCCGGTCGTCGCGCCAACCCTTGAGCGACGCAACGCGCTTCTTGGCGGCCTTGAGGGCGACCTCGGCGACGAACGCCTCGCGCTCGACCACGCCCTTGGCGACCAGGCCGTCGATCGCCGCCAGGGCGTCGCGCTGCCACTCGCCGAGGCTCGGGTGATCCATCTCGAACAGCAGCGCGTCGTTGGCGGCGGCCAGCACGGCGTTCTTGGCGGCCCGCTCGGTCTTGTACAGCACGTCGCCGGTCGCCGGGCTCACGACCGCCGCGGCGGCCTTCTCGGCGTTTTTGGCGGCCCGCTCGGCGGCGCGCTGCTCGCGCTCGATCTGGTCGGCCCGCCGAATCGTGCCCGGCCGCGACAGCACCTCGACCGGCGCCGACGGGTAGCACACGGTGCAGGCCAGCTCGCCCGCGGCCTCGACGATCGCGCCCTCGTCCTTGCCCGACTCGTCGGTCAGCCACTGAAACTGCGTGGTGGCGAAGCACGTCGAGCAGCCCATCGTGCGGTGCACGTGCCCGCCGGTGTTGTTCACCAGGAACGCGCGCTGCCAGCCGCCGCGCTCGGCGAACACCTCGTTGAGCTGCGCCTCGCGCTGGCGAACGAGCTGCAGGCGACGCTCAAGCTCGGCGGCCTCGGTCATCAGCTTGGCAAGCTCGCCGTCGATATCGGCGGGCGTGCGGGCCATGTCGGCGGCCTTGGCGTACTTGCTGCTGTAAGCGGTCATTGTGGGCTCCTATCCCTTGTCGTTGTTGACATGCATACAGTAGCACGGCTGTATGCGCGCATACAACCTGAAACGCAAAACGCCCCGCCGGTGTGTCGGCGGGGCGCTCGCGGCGGCCGGTCAGTCGGCCTCGGGGGCGTCGACAAACTCAACGTCGGGCGTCTCGATCGAAACAATGTCCTGCAGCCACTCATTGTGCCCAAAGCCCCAGTAGCGCACGCGAATCAGGTTGCCCGAGCCCGCGGCCGGGTCGCTGTCGCTGCGCGGGTGGATCGAGGCGTACTCGACGACCACGGTCTTGCGGGTGTGCACGGCCTTGCCGCCCAGGCGACCGCGGGTGACCAGCACAACCGGCAGGCTGGTGCGGATCGCGGCCAGCAGGGTGCGGTACTGCGCCTCGGTCAGCCGGTCGTCGAACTCGACGAGCTGGCGGGCGTCGGCGGCCTCGGTCATGTAGTCGGCGGCGACCGGCTTGCCGTTGATCGTGCCGCGGTCGAGGGTCATCGGGTACGTGGTGTTGATCGTCATTGTGGGCTCCTATCCCGTGTCGTTGTTGACGTGTAAACACTAACCCGCGAGCTGTATGCATGTCAACACGAAAGACGAAAGCGCCCCCGACCTCGCAAGATCGGGGGCGCCTCGGGACACGTCAGCCCTTCGGTGCTCGCTTGCAGCCGGGGGCGCAGCGCACACCAGCCGCAGCGCCGCAGCCGCCAGACCACCGCGGGCACGCCTCGGTCAGCGTGTGCTGCTCGGCCTGAAATGCCCGCACCGCAGCGCGGGCCTCGGCGACGATCGCCGCGCCGCTGATCACGAACGGCACCAATCCCTTTGTCGCGGCGGCCATGTCAGCGATCCTGCTTGCCTCGGTACTTGCGCACGGTCAGCCGGTTGATACCCATGCGGTTGGCGAGGCTCAGCTCGCTGGCGCCGTCCTCGATCGACAGCAGCACGACCATGCGGGCCGCCGCGGTCGCGGCCTCGTACACCTCGCGGGCCTCGGCCAGCTCGTCGCCCATGCCCTCGGCGTCGAGGTCGTCGCACAGGTACCGGGCCGCCGCCTCGATCGCCGCGCGGCGCCGGTGCTCATTCTCGGGGCCGGGATACTCGGCCTCGATCTGGTCGACCATGTTCTGATACCGCGGGACGTTCAACGCCGGGATCGTGCGGCGGCGCCCGCCCGCCGAAACGGTCAGCCCTCGTGCCATCTTCTCGGCCTCCTGCTCGGACAGTGCGCGCACTGTCATTGTGGTTGCGCTCATCTCGGGCTCCTATCCCGTCGGTTGTTGTTGCCACGTCAACAGTACGACACCGCTGTATGCGGGTCAACACAAACACGAAACGCCCCCCGTCGACGGATCGACGAGGGGCGTTCGCATGTTTGCCGGAATCCGGCGATTGATCGGATATCTGCAGCTCACGTGCCGTGCCGGCGAAGCTCGTCGGCGTTAGCTGCGACGTACGGCCGCAGACAGTCGCGTGAGCGGGTCGAACCGCTGCGGAATCAGGTTCAGCAAGTGCGCGGCCAGGCCGACGACGACGACGCGCGTCATCCACTTGCGCCGGTCGAGGTAGCGGTCGACGCCCTCGCTGAGCAGCTCGCCCGGCGGGCAGGCGATCTCATAGGCGACGACACCGGCGACCAGCGCCAGCCACGCCCGATCGGCGCACCGCATCACAGCACCCCCAGATTGGACACCTCGCCGCCGCGCAGCAGGTAGGTGAACGCGCCGCGGCGGGACTCGCCGCCCTGCCGCTCCCGGTACCAATCGCTGCCGCAGTCGAACGTCGGCGAGCACACGATCGTTTTCGTGGCGTGCATCTCGACGGCGCCGACATGCCAGTGCCCGTGCTGCAGCACTTGACACGCCCCGGCGGGCTGGTTGTGTACGGCTTGCTTGGCGAGCCAGTCGAGGGCCTTGCCCTTGGGCGCCTGGTGCCCGTGCATCACGGTGACCACGGTGTCGCCAACGGGCACCGTCATGCTGCCCGACCACGGCTCAGGGATGCGCACCTCGATGTGCCCGTACGCCTGCTCGTTGAGCTTCATCGCATCGCGCACCGCGACGGCCGCCTCGGTCGCCCACCCGTCGCCGGGGTTGGTGTTCCACTGCCGGTTGGCCTGATCGTGGTTGCCGTTCACCACGTCGAGATACACGGCCGGGGCCGCGCGGAACGTGTCGACGGCCTCAAGCATCAGCCGCCGCAGCAGTCGGAACTGCTCGGCAATCGTCTCCTGCGTCAGCCAACTGTTAGCGCCCTTCTGCGACACCACGCCCTCGATGCAGTCGCCGGGCATCGAGATTTGCACACCGGCGATACCTCGGGCCGCCAGCTCGCGGTACTGCCGCCCGGCGGCGTCGAGGGACTGTACGAACCGCTCGACGATCTGCTCGGTTGAGCCGTCACGTGACCGCTTGCCGAGCTGCAGATCGCCCGCCTGAAACACGAACCAGTACGGCGAGCTGGTCGCCGCGGCGATCGTCGGCACCTTGCGGGCGTCGGCGATCAGCGCCTCAAGCCCGGTCGTTGTGTCGCGGTCGATCGGCTCGCACCGCAGCCGGTACGCGGCGAGCCACCGCTCGTCGTATGTCTGCCAGTGCGACTCGCGCAGCACCTCGACGATGCGCCACCGCTCGGGGTCTTTCCCGACGCTGCGCAGAATCTCGGCGTACTCGATCGGCTGACCGGGCTCGGCCTCGACGTGTCCGGTTTCGATCACGGCGCCGCGGGCGTCGAACTCGACAGCGGGGCGCCACGGCACGTCGGCCGCGGCGGGTGTTTCCAGTCGATCAGACAGCGACACGTGCGCCTCCTCGGTGATGGTCGTTGATCAGCTCGGAGAACCGCGGGCGCTTGATCGTCAGCGGGTTACCGGGATCGGTTGCGCAGGCCCGCCACAACGCCGTCAGCGACCCGCCGGTGGCGAGCCACTGATCGAACGCCGTGCGGTCGCCCTCGTCTGCCTGGTCGAGCCAGCGGCACACGGCACACTCGGTCGACGGCGCGGGCTGCGGATCGCCGAGCCGGTCGGCCAGGCTCACGCGACCCGCCTCGCCAGCTCGTCGATCTTGCGCTCGACCGTGCCGAACCGGCCGTGTGCGTGCGCCCGGTCCTCGCGCACCTCGCCGCGCAACTGCCCCACGTCGGCCCGCACGCCGCCGATATCGCGGCCGAGGTCGCCGAGGTGGTCACGCACGCCGCCGATCGCGTCGCGCAGCCCGTCGATATCGTCGCGCAGGTTCGTCGAGTGCGAGTTGGCTACGTGTTCGCGCACCGTGTCGACGGTGCGGTGCGTGCCGCGGGCCTTGATCCAGACGGCCGCCAGGCCAACGCCATTGACCAGCGCCAGCCCGGCGAGCCCGTACCAGTCGCTCGGCAGCGCCGAGGCCGCCGCGCTCACGCCTCGACCGCCGTGTGCTTGCCACCCGCGGCGGCCGTGTCCTTGCCCTCGGGGTCGGTCGATGTGCGGGTGTTCGTCGCCGCCAGCGCGCCGCCGAGCAGCGCCACGATCGCCGCCATGATCGGCGTCAAGGTCGAATCCTCGGCCCAGCCAACACCCACAATGAACGCTTGCACCGGCGGCAGCAGCCCGTACACCCAGCGCCGGAACCCGTCACGTGTGTTGAAGAACGCCAGCGCCGGGCTCGCGACGGCGAGCACCAGGCCGATAATCAGCTTGGCAGTGTCCTCGCTGGCGATGTTCCACGTCACCATTGCCGTGACGGCATACGGCGACAGGACGTGCACCTGCAGGCGCAAATCCTCCCACGTGCGGATGCCGAGGCGATCGGCCGCGAACTGCCGCACACCTGCCCACACCTGCAATAACATGCCGACGATTGTCTCGGCTGCCTTAGCCATTCCCGCCCCCTTACGCCGCCATCGCGCGCATGTGCGCGACGGCGTGCTCGTAGTACGTCGGGCCGCCCGGCACGACCGGCCGCAGGTGGTACTCGACATGCGGCGCCGTGATCGGCTTGCGGCCAAAGAAGATCAGCGCCCGCACGATCGCCTCGACGATCGACCGCAGCCCCGCCAGCGGGCCGCGCAGCACGCCCATGATCCGGTCGACGATCGAACCGACGCCGATCACGTCCGACAGGCCGCGCAACTGCACCAGCTTGAAGATCGCGGTCATGTCCTCGCCGACCTCGTTGTCGGGCACGTTCGCGTAAATGTCGCCGGGGTCGAACTCGTCGACCCAGAAGTCGGGCGTATCGACGATCCGGCGGTCGCTGATACCTCGGCCGCCGCTGGTGTCCAGCTCGCGGCACGGGTTGCCGAACGTGGCGCCCGCCATCAGCTTGTGCCGCACGCTCTTGAGTCGGCCGGTGCGGAACTCGTCGAGCAGCGCCGAGGCGACCATGCCGCCCTGCGAGTACCCGGCGAGGGCGTACCCGTCGGGCACCTCAAGCGACGGCCGGGCCTCGTACTCAAGCACCAGGCGCACGCCCATGTCGACACCGGACTGCGCCGAGCTGCCCATCGGCACCGGCGCCGGGATGCCGTTGGGGCCGTAGTAGATCGGCTGGAAGTAGTACAGGTCTTCCATGCGCCGAGCGAGGTCGGCCGGGTACCCGGTCCACATCTCCGCGCCGGTGCCCGACGCCGTGAGCAGTACAGGCTTGCTCATAGCGCCGCGGCCCCCTTGCGGATCACGCACTCATCGCCCGCCAGCGCGCACGACCCGTCGCCGCCGTTGGCGACCAAGATGCACGGGCCGCCGCCCTGCTGGCACGCCACCTTGCGGGCCGGGGTCGGCGCCGGGGCCTCGGGCTCGTCGACTTCGTGCGGCTCGTCGAGGCTGTCGAGGATGCGCTGCGCGAGCTGGCGATCGGCCTGCCGCGTCGGGTGCTTGACCGGATCGGCGCCCGCGACCTCGCGCAGCAGCGCCAGTGAACCGGGGTCGCCGAGGCGTGCCAGCTCGGTGACGAGCACGACGTGCAGGTTGCCGTCGGTGTTGAGGCCGAACCCGGCGACGGTTTCGGATTCCTTCTCGTCGAGGTGCCGCAGCGCGCTGCGCGACACAAACCGCTTGTCGGCCAGAATCTTTGCGAGGAAACGGGTTTCCCGCACCGCCTCCAACATTTCGCGCTGCTCGGCCGCAGTCAAAGCGCCCATGAAGTCATCGCCTCCGTTCAGGATCGTGAGTAGCTCGTCGCCCATCGCCAGGGCGCCGTTGTATCGGTTGCGGCGATCGTCGATACCGTTCTGACCGCCGTTGACGTACTGCGTTGCCCGCACCAGGTCGCGGGCGTCGGCCGCGTCGTTCATCGGGCGTTGCGTCGTCCAGTACCAGGTGACGCCCACGAACCCGTAACGGTCGCTTGCCAGTTCGTCGGGGTTGTCGACAAAGAACGTCGGCGTAGGCACCAGGCCCTTGCCGTGCGCCCACTGCGACAGCACCGTGTAGTTGTGCCGCCCGGTGACCTGGATAGGCCCTCGGCCGCGGTAGCGGTACCCGTCGCCGGGCTGCGTGTTGCCGAGGTCGATGCGCCCCTCATAGCCGAGCTGATCGGCAGTCGGCCCCCACAGCTCACGCATGTACTTGAGGCCGACCGATTCGTGCCCGACCTGCGCGCCCCACATAGCGATACGCGGAACCGAGAACGCCGCGCCACAGTCGGCGAGGCACTCGCGCACCGCGGGCAGCAACGCCTGATAGCGGGCGAACGGCAGCGAGCCACCCATCAGCCGCATGAGCGCGTCGGCGGCCTGCGCCTCGGCGTCGATCGGCGCCTCGGGGGCGACCGTCACGTCGGCGTATGCGTAGCCCTTCGGCGGGATCAGCGACGCGCACTGATCGAAGCTGATCCAATAACCCTGCGGTTGAAAGCCACTGTCAGCGATCCACACCGCCCGGCCGATACCGGGCACCGCGTCGTCGTAGCCCATCGCCGCGACGTAGTGGTATGTGGTGCCGCCGCTGTAGCGGGGGCTCACACTGCCCTTGACGCCGCGCGGCTTGTTCGACGGGGGCGCAACCCAATTCATCACCACGCCGAACCCGGCGTCGATCGACTGCTTGAGGTGCCGCCACAGCGTCTCGCGCTGGTCGGCCCGCGGCGGGTCGTTCTCGATGTACACCGACGTGTACCGGGCGTCGGGCACCCGCAGGTCGAGAATGCGCTCGATCAGGCCCACGTAATCGGTGCCGCGCACCGTGGTGCCAATCTCGCGGGCGAGGGTCGCCTCGGGCACGATCAGGCCGCGGGAATTGAGCACAACCTGCGTCGCGGCCGGGCCGCACCAGTAACCCGTTTCCTGCGGCACGATGCTGCGGTCGTACGGTAGAACCTTCTCCATATTCGGTTGTCTCGCTTCCCTATTCAGTTATGCGGTCAGGTCGTAAATGTGCTCCGGTGTCACGTCGATAACGCCGTTGCCGTTCAGCGTCGCGCCGGGGCTCAGCGGCTTGCTGTACAGGAAAGTGCCGTCAGCCTTGCGCACGCTGTAGTAGTTGACGGCCACACCGCCGGGCACGTTGAACTGCTGTGTGCTGCCGACGATTCGGGCCTTGCCGTTGTCGGCACCGCCGGAAATGATCGCCGCCGCGCCCCACGTGGTCGTCTTGCGGGCGTAGCTGCCGCCGGTGATTTCGCTCGCGCCGGTCGTGCCGGGGTCAGCCGAGTGCAGGCTGATCAACGCGCCCTGCTGCCCGATCGCCGTCACGACGGCGAGCTTGAAAGCGTCAGTAGCTCCTGCCATGTCATGCTCCTATTCAGTTGTTTGCCGACCCGAGGCCGCGCCGCAGGTCAGGGTACGAATCCGGCCGTTTGCCGGCGTTAGCTACTGGTAGGCGCGAATCCACGCCTGCCCGCGCCCACCTCGGCCGCCAGACGACAAGAAACCACCGCCAGCGCCGCCGCCGCCGGGCTCGCGACCGGGATTGTTGAGGCTCGTTTGCGAAGCGCCGCCGACGTAAAGCTCGCCGTTGTAGTTCATGTCTCCGGCGCCCTGCCCGCTTGGGGTCAGCAGTCCCATGCCGCCGTCGCCGCCCGCCGCGCTACCCGACACACCCGCGACGGCCATCGTGGTTGCACCTCCATTGGCGCCGTTCGATGCCCCACCAGCGCCCACTACGCCGGTGATCGTGGTTGCCGTCCAAGGAATGTCGACGCCGCGCCGCAGCGTGATCGTGAACCACAAGCCCGCCCGGCCACCCTGTCCGTTACCGACGAGACTGCCATTCGTGCCCGCCTCGCCGCCGCCGAGCAGCACCACGTCGATGTACTTGCACCAGTACGGAATGGCGAACGTGAACGCGCCCGGCGTGATGAACTCCTGCCGCAGCGGCTCCGTCGCCGGGTAGGCGTTCGACGCCGCCGCGGTGCTCGACGACCTGGTGCCCGCCGTCGCCGTGAGCAGCGTCGCCGCGGCAGCGTCGCTCGCCCCGAGGGCCGCGGCCACCAGGCCGACGAGCACGCTGCCCGCGGCGGCACTCGACGAGGCCGCCAGGGCGTCGGCGTACCAGTGCTCGCGCACGGCCGCGCTGGCTGCACTTGCCGACCGTGCGGGGGCTGTCATCTTGACCAGCGCCGCGGCCTCGACCTCGCTCACGCCGAGCGCACCGGCCACCGCGGAGACTACGAGCACGGCCTGCGCTGTCGAGATGCTCAGCGCCGCCGCCAGCTCGTGAACGATGGGCCGCCATGCGGGGGCCTCGACGACCGGCGGGCCTGTCGTCAGCGGGTCCGTTAACCATCCGACGCCAGCCCGCCCGCCGTCGACCGGCTGCGGCGACCACACGCTCACGCCGTGCTCCTATTCAGCAAGATGGCGCAGAACCACGTGCGAGTGCCGCCCGCATCGCCAACCAGGTTGCCGGGGTTGCCGTTGGGGTTGACGATCGGCACCGGGTCGGCGAGTGTCACGTCGCACGCCGGTTGAATCTCGTCGCCCACATCGCAATACAGCTCCATGCCGCCGCCGCCCAGAGTCCTGTTCCTGGGATCGCCGCCGCCGCCGTTGCCGCCCACGCTCGTATGCATTCCGTAGGTGTCGCCGTAGGCCGCCAGCACGCCGTTCTTGAACACGGCCGTTCGCCACTCGCGGCCGACCGGCTGATCGCTGCCCGATTGAATCCGCATCGGGAACGTGTACCAACCCTCAATGCCGATCGTGAGCGTCTGCGTTGCGGGATTCCAGTCGAGGCCCGGCGTAATGCGGTCGATCGTGTCGAGCGTGTTCGTCGTGAAGGGCACCGTCGAGCTAGGACTGCTCTGCCCTGCCCCCGACGTGCTGCCGCGGTAAACACGCATCCCCACGCCGCGCGTCGGGGTCGGCGTGTTGTCAGCAATCGTCACCGCGCCGTATGAGTTTGGCGTCGTCTGCCCGGCGCCCAACCGGCTACCGGCCGCCATGCCAAAGCCCCAGCCGCGACAATCCTCACCCATCGCAGTGACGCCCGTCGAGTCATTCCACAGGCCGCCGCTGACGGGCTTGCCGTTCACCAGGAACCGGAAAATGCGCGACCCGCCAGCCGTGCCCGCCTCAAGCGTGAACGTCGCACCCACACTGCCGCGGCTGCAGGAGAACGCCGACCCAACCCACACCTCGCTGCCGCCGTTGCGGTAACCGAACTGCGCCAGCTCGGCGCCGCCGAACTCGACGAACACGTAACGGGTTTCGTCGTCGGACATGCGCACATAGATGCGCGAGTGCTGCGTCGTGCTGTCCGTCGGGAAGTGCGACTCTGCACTGATCGTGCCGACGACCAGCGTTGCCCGCTGGTAATCCGTTTCGGTGTGCGCGATATCCGATCGCGTGCAGCGGAATCGGTACTGCGTCGCCCCGGCGCCCTGGTCGACCCACTCGACCTGCCCGTTGCGGATACGCACGTAGCCTTGGCTGCCGTAGTCGGTGCTTTGCGCCCAGTACATCAGCCCGCCGAGGCCGTTCTCGACCTCGCGCTCAAAGTCGTCGAGGCCCTGCATACCCGAGTTAGTGCTGCCGTCCTGGTGCGCCCGCAGCTCGGCGATCGCAATGCTGTTGGCGACCTGCGCGGCGGCCAGCGCCGCGATCTGCTCAGCCGTGTCAGCGGCCGTAACCGACTGCTGCCCCTGCCCAGTAAGCGCGTTCCACCAGTGCCCCCACGTGCTGCGAATGTCGTCGAACACGTCGGCGATACCGTCGCCGAGGTCGGCCAGCTCGTCGCTCAGGTCGAGGACGTTCTCAAGGTCGATCGGCGGGATGTTGAGCATGTTCGTCAGCCGCGACGCATCGAATAGACCCGACGGCGTGAGGTGCTGCAGCTTGTCGATCAAATCCTCGATCACGCCGCCGACGCCGCCCTTAACACCGTTGAGCATCTGCTGCCACTGCGTGTTGAGGAAGTCGCCGAACGCCTGCGCCGCCGCAGCAGCGGAAGCGAACGCCGCCGCCAGCTCGTCGCGCAGGCCGTCGATCCAGTCGATTTGCGGCTTGTTCGACCCGAGGCTCGCCGCCAGGTCGTCGAACCACACGTTGCCCGCGGTGGCGTCCTGCGTGACGATCAGGCGCACGCGCACGGTCGTGACGCCCTCGGGCACCTCGTACTGCCCGTCGAGCTTCTGCCACGTCAACTGCGTGCCCGCCGGTGCCGCCACGGTGTCGATCAGCACGCGCTGCTCGCCGTCGTCGCCGTACGTCATCAGCCCGAGGGCGATCGCGTCGGCACCGGCGGTCAGGCTCGCCCACCGCACATAGCCGGATACGTCGAGCTTCTGCCCGGCCTGCACCGGGATGGCGTCGACGCTGAGCAGCTCGCGGATCGTGCCGTCAGCCGCGGTGCGCACCGACGCCGGGGCCGAGCGGTAGGTCGCCGTGTCGCGCACCCACGCCGCCGTCGGGTCGTCGACGGCGATCGCGTCGGCGAACGAACCGTTGGGCAGCAGGTTGGGCGAGTCGCGCACGATCGAGCCGAGCGGAATCTGCGCCAGCCGCCGCGGGTCGATGAGCCCGAACACGTGCTGCCCCACCCACTGCGCGAGCTGGTTCATGCCCGCCAGCGGCGGGCCGATGTAGCCGAACACCTGCGACAGGATCGGCACCAGGTTCTCGGGGTCTAGGGCGCCGCCGATAATGTCGCCGAGGCTCAGCACCAGCGCCTCGGGGCTCGACAGGTCGAGGCCCGTCAGCTCTTTGAGGCCGCGCAGCCACTCAGCCCAGATCACGCCCGCATCGAGCTTGGGCAGCTTGGCGGGCTCGCCGAAAATCGACCGCATGGGATCGCGGTCGATGGGCAGTGCGCGCCGGTCATAGACGGGAGGCACCTAGCTACCTCCCGCCTTGCGCCAGGCCGACTCTGCGGTCAGCCACTCGATCGTTACCTCGGGAATGACGCCGACGGCCGAGAACTCAAGCCACGTGTACTCGTCGGCGCGCAGCGGCAGGTGCTCGGCCGCCTTGGGAGGCAGGTCGAGCCACGGCACCTCGCGCTCGGCGTACTCAGTGATCGCCAAACCCATGCTGCCCGCGGCGTTCTCGAACGACTCGCGGGTCAGCCACCGCAGCACCTCAAGGTCGGCGCCCGGCTCCACTGGAATGATCGTGCGGTAACTCTTGGTGTACGGCATGGTGGATTACTCCCCTTGTGGCACAACGAGGATCGTCAACTGTGCGCCGTTGCGGTTGAACACGTAGGCGCCGAGCAGGCCGTCGTTGTACAGGTTGACGTTGATCGTTGCGGACTGCCCCGCGGCGACGGTGGCGACGCCGTTGTCGGGTGCGACCGCGGTCGCCGGGTCACTGTTCGTCGAGAAGTGCGGCACAATGTGCGTCCACGTCGAGATGTTGCCGAACCCGCGGCCGATGAGCTGCCCGCTGGTCGGGTCGCCGAGGCGCACCTCGCAGCCGATCGTCAGCGGGTCGCTGTCCAGCTCAAGACCAAACGCCTTGATATGCCCGGAGACGTACGGCACCCATGCGAAGTCTTGCGGCTCGACGGTGTACTGCAGGATCGACTGACGTTGCGCCAGCCCGGTGAACGGCGTAAACGCCGCCTGCGGAACGGAATACAGCCGCGGATGCCGGGCCGTGTAGTCGGACGGCTGCCACTTGCTCAGCACGCTATTCCAGACGAGGGTTTGCCCGTGCTCGGGAGGCTCGCTGTTGTCGTAGTCCGGTGCGCCGGTGATGTTCGTCGACGGCCCTTGCGGTCCCTCGGGGGCGAGCAGCCGGAAGTGCAGATGAGGATTCAGCGAGGTGCCCGACCGCTGCACCTCGTCGGTGACGCCGGGGCCGCGCTCGGCGAGCGGGATCGTCTCGCACGACACACTGATCTGCGGGGTGGCGCCGGGAGGCCCGGCCGGGCCGGGGCGCACCATCTGAAACTGCGTGCCCGTCCAGACGTACACGACGGTGCCGATCCACCAGCCCTTACCCTTGTCGTCGGGGCCTAGCTCGTCCTGAATCTCGACCAGCTCGGTGGGCGATTCCAGCGGCGGCCACTGCAGATCGACCAGCGGCGCCGGGTCGCCCTTGTCGCCCTTGGGGCCGATCAGAACGTCGGTCGTGATCACGGCCTCACCGTCGACCATTTCCAGCGTCGCCGACATGCCGCCGGGAGTATTCCCGTCGCCGACGATGCCGTACCACGTGGCAGACAGGAGGGTCTGAAACAGCGCGACCGCATCGCCCGTCAGCCGGGGCGCAAGCTCGGCCATATGTGCTCCTATTCAGTTGTTTGCCGACCCGAGGCAGCGCCGCAGGTCAGAGTATGAATCCGGCGCGTGCCGGCGGTTAGCTCAGTCGTCGAAAGTGATCGACGTTTCGACATGCCACGGGGTGCGGGCGTCGAGGTCGACCGCCTGGTCGTCGACGACCGGCGGCGCCGGGGGCTCGCCGAGCGCCCGGCGTCGAAACTCGGCTTGGGCCGCCGCAGACAGGCGCGGGAGGTCGTCGAGCGTGGCGCCCTCTAGCTCGTCCTCGATCGAGTCGGGGGCGTCGATCGGCACCCACTCGACCGCATCCTCGACGATGCCGCCCGTCGGCGGCAGGCGCCGCTTCTTGATCTGCGCCCGCGCCGGGTCGACGACACAACCTGCGCGCGCCAGGTGAAACGCAATCACCGGCAGTAGAAAACGCACGTCGTATCGCCGACCGCGGCTGTCGACCGGGTACTGCAGCGCCTCGGCAATGTCGTACATCGCGTCGGCCGTCGCGTCCGCGCCGCGCACGTGCTCGGGCACGTCGGGCATAGGTGGCAGTACAGGCAATTCCATCAGAACATGTCTCCCGATCCGAACAACATGCCGAGGGCGCTCCAAAACGCCGCGGCAGACTTAGCAACCTGTGCCAGTGGGCTTTCCGACTCCGCATCATCACCGATCGACAGGTCGAACGTCTTAGGCGTCGACTCGTCGTAGTGCAGCCGCACGGCTGAAACCTGGTCGGTGTGAAAGATACGATCAATCTCAAAGTTGGCTCGCCATCCGAGATCGAAGTCGTAATACAGTTGGTACTGACCGCCATTGCGCACAGACACCTTGAACGCCTGATAGGCCCGCGTCTTGTGGTGCCCCTCGGCGAGCGTCATCGCCGAGCTGACCGTGTACGCCGAACCGCTACCCTGCTCAAAGTGTTCTAGGTACCCGTACGGCCCAGATCGCAAGGCGCGCACGGGATCTGTGATCTGCATGTAGGCGAGCAGCACATTGTCGGCCTGCCCCTGGTAAATTTCCTCCAAGCCCGGCGAGCCCGGCTGCTGGTACGAACCCGCAGGTCCAGCCATGATCAGCGCGGAAAGCTGACTCAACGCATACTTGATAGCAAACGTTTGAGCCTGGTTCACCCAGCCCGGTGAGCGACCGCCCGTGAGAATCTTCTGAGCTTTCGCGCGAAACATGCTGTGCTCAGACGAGATAATCGACGAATACTGGTGATCGCGGAACGTGATATCCGGCGGTGCCGGTGCCACGCCGAGCAGCTTGCGGATGAACGGATCGGCCACGCCGTCGCCGTCGCGGTCGATGTGCACCAGCGAGCTGAGAATGTTGTCGGCCGAAACGGCGATCAGGTCCAGGGCGCCGTCCAGCGCCGTGCCCGTAACCCCGGTCGTGCCCGACATGTCCTCTACCGCAAGCACAATGCAGTTCCGCGTCGGCCGTGCGAGCTTCTCGCCGACGATCGCCGCCAGCTCGGGGTGCGGGCTGTCCTCATCCTCGGTCAGCCACGTGTACGCCCGAACATGACACCCGGCGTACTTGAGCAGCGCGTCGCACACGTCGTGCGCGTTCGACCACCGCGACATGATCACGCTCAGGCGCGACCGATCGAAAATCGGGTTGACGAACTGCATCTGCACGGGCCAGTTCAGCGGGTTGAGGTTCACCAGGTTGGACGCCTGCCCGATCCACGCGCCGGGATTCATCACCTGCGTGGGCAGCGCGAGAATCGGCCAGTAGTTGCGAGCCAGGTTGATGAAACCCGTTGTGCTGACGATGGTTCGCGTGTTGCCGGGCAGCAGCCAGGCGCGCAACGGCTGCACCTCGGGCGCGCTGAAAGGCGTCGCCCCGAACAGCAGGTGCTTCCAGTGCTCGCGGTTGTGGGCGCACTCAAAGGTCACCGTGTGCTGCCCGTTCTCGTTGCGGGCGACGCGCACATTGGTGACCTTGGAGCCCCACCGCCACCGCCACGACCGCCGGTGCGGGTACGGGTCGATCGTGATGTGCAGGTCTTCGTCCTTGCGTACGTCCGACCGCAGGAACTCGACGAGCCAGTCGTCGCCGCGCAGAACAATGTCGCCCTGCCCGGTGTCGTGCAGCATTTCCTCGGCGTCGACCGACTTCTCGGCGGCCACGGTGCCGATGTACTGCATGTGCTTATCCCACAAGCGAATCAGCGGCCGCTCGCGCGCCTCGGCGTCGATCAGCTCGCGCTTGAGGTCGAGATACCGATACGCCTCGATCGGGTTGCGCACCGGGTCCGGTACGCCGTTGGCGCCGACACTCGGCGGCACCCACAGCCTGCGGCCATCCTTCACGTACATTACGACCACGCCATTCGGTAGTGCTGCGGCATGATCGCCGTGATGGAGCCATTCGGGTTGTCGTGCCGCACCTTGATGTTCGCCACGGTGCGCGGCGGGATCACGCCATCGAAACCGATGCCGCCGGGGATGCGGCGTTGCGCCGGTAGACGACTCGCGGTTTGATCGTGCAGCAGAATGTCGAGCAACTGCGATCCGCGCAGGTACTTGTACAGCTGCGAATCCACCGGGTCACGCTCGGTGGTGATCGTGCGCTTTGTCGGGTCGGTGTCGACCATCATGTACGAGCCGTCGGACTCATAGAACTTGGGCAGCTTGATCATTGGGCCGTCGTTGCCGTCCTGCACCCACGCCTGCCCGTGCCCCTTAACGAGGTACTTCGGATGCGACTGCCAGGTGCCGCGGTTGGGAATCTGAATAATCCCCTGCGCCACACCGTCGTTCGCCACCAGGTTGTCGAGGTCGGCCTGCCAAACCTTGTCAAGCGTGCGCTTGGCGTAGAACGGCCACGGTGCGTGCAGCACGATGTTGTACTGCTGAGAGTTGTTGTCGTGCGCAACCGGGTCGATCTTGAGGGACGTTTTCGACGCCTCGGCCAGGATCACGGCCAGCCACCGCCAGCCGTGCGTGCGGGTGAACGAGCCGAGGTAGCCGGGCACCTCCTCCGACAGCGACGACCACCACGAATCCTCAATGAACCGATACGAGAACGGGTTAGGTTCCTCTGGCCGCTCGGCGTTGCCATTCGGCTGGATCACCACGCCGAGGCTGATCGTGCGCTTCTTATAGTTGATGCGCTCAGGCTTGGCGCCGATCGTGTACGCGCCCTCGCTGTACAGAATCTCAAACTCGGGCTGCATGACACCCTCAAGCTCTTTGGCGAGCGCGACGCCCTCACGGCCGCGGCCCGGCCCGGCGAGGTGCCACACCTTGTTGTTGCTCGGGTGGATGTAGACCCACTTCGTCTGCGTCGACCGCAGGTACTCGCCGTTACGGCCGAGGTCGCCCCAGTGCGTCATGCGCCGCCAACTCGGGTGCGCGGGATTCTCGGGGCCGTACAGCGGGCGCCCGAAAGCGTCCTCTGTGTACTTCGGCGGGTCGAGATAGAAGTCGTCGTGAATGCCCGTGTACTCAGTCACGGCTGCCCCTATTCAGTTGTGAAAGTGTTAGCCGACCGAGCGGGCCGCCGCCGCAGGTCAGAGACCAGATCGGCGGCCCGCCGGCCGTTTGCTACTTACTTCGGTGCGTTCTGATAGCGCGAGCGCGAGTGCATCTCGGTGCGGAACTCCTGCCGCAGGGCTTGGGGGTCCATGCCCACGGGGCCGTTGAAGTTCACGTCACCGCCAGGACCGGGCGCAGCGCCCTGCCCCTGCCCGTGCTGCGCCACGTCGGGCGCGAACGCCGACATGGCGCCGACGACGCCCTCGGCGAGCGTCGAGCCACCCGCGGTTGCCGGGTTGAACTGACCAGGCGCCAGCGCGGGGCTGCCGCTCTGCGGCGTCCAACCGGCCGCAGGATTGCGCTCGCCGGGCGCGAGCGAGGTCAGCAGGCCCTCTAGCCCAACCGCTCCCGCTACGCCCTCTGCGAAGCCACCAGGCGCCACAGCGGCACCCGCCGAGGCGCCGCCCTGACCGCCGCCGCCCGACAGCAGGCCGCCGAGGAAGTTCACGCCCGCCATAGCCGACTTAACCGTCGGCCATTCCAGCGGGTTGGAGAACAGCGACCCGTCGAGGCCGATCGACTCAAGGATTCCCGAGACGAACGTGCGGCCGAGGTCGGCGCCGTCGAGGCCGCCGCCCTCCCCGCTCGACGAGCTGCCCTCGACGAACTTGCCCTTGGTGCGCAGCTCCTCGTCGGCCCTCTCGGCCTCGGTGAGCTTGTCGCGCTGCTTGGCTGCCCGCTCCTGCGCGTCGGCCAGCTCGCGGTTCGCCACGTCGAGCGAGTGCTGCGCATCGTCGACGCCCTTGCCCTTGGCCTTGGCCTCGTCGAGGCGCCGCTGCGCCTTGTCCCGCCGGTACGTCGCGTCGTCGACCGCCTGGTCGGCGTTCTTAGCCGATGTGCGGGCGCTGTCGACCTTGCGGGCCGACGAGCTGAGCTGCGAGCTGGTGGCGGGCTTGTAGCTGCCACTCGCCCCCGCCGGGCTGTACGCGCCGCCCAGGGTCGGCGAACCGCCGTCGAGGCCGTCGAAGAACTCCGGCGGCAGGTGCGCGTGATCGGTGTACTGCGGATCGTTGGCACCGGCGGCCGAACCGCCGAACTGCCCGTTACCGCGGGCGCCGCCCATCTCAAAGTTGGTGCCGTCGGGCAGCGTCGCCGACGTGTGACCGCCAGCAGGACCGCCGTTGTACCAACCGATGTTGAGCGAGCCCGCCGGGCCGAGGCCCGACTCAAATCCACGCTTCGCCAGCTCGGCGTTCATGGTCGCCGTCGAGAACCGAGACCCGAACGGATCGAGCCCGGTCGCGTAGTTGGCGATCGCTGACACCGCACCGGAGCAGTCGCCCCAGTTGACGCCGCCCCACTCGTACGGGGCGCCCTCGACGCCGGATGCGAACCGAGACAGGTCATCAGGCGAGACGAACCCGCCCTCGGCGAACCGAGGCAGCAGCCGCGCGAGCACGTCAGCCAGCGGCATACCGGCGTTGAGCGCCTGCAGCAGCGGGAGGTACTGAGCGGTCGTGCGGGCGTTGGTGACGAACTCGCCGTTGGCGACGCGCACCATTGCCGGGAAACCGAGGATCGAGTCGCTGGTGCCCGTGCCGGGGCCGTTGATCTGACCGCCAGCCGCGTACCGGCGCAGCACCCGGCCGCCGTTGACGACACCGCCGCGCGCCCCGCCGTCGAGGCCGAGGAACCCGAGCACCTTGCCGCCCGCACCCTTGAGCGCGTCCGTCACGGTGCCGATGCCGTTAACGATCTTGTCCCAGATACCGCCGATCTTTGACCACACGGTCGTGATCACGTCCTTAACGGCGTTAAAAGCGTTCACAATTCCGTCGCGGAACACGCCCACGCCGGTGCCGATCTTGTCGAGCGCCGTTGTGAACAAATCCCATACGACCTTGACGCCCTGCCACCATGTCGAGACGACCGCGCCAATGCCGTTGAACGCGGGCTCAGCGACGTTGCGCCACAGCCACGTAATGACATTGCCGACAGTCTCGACCGCGGTTTTCGCGGCGCCCCACACCACCTGCACGCCCTGCCACCACACGCCGATCACGGCGCCGATGCCCTGGAATGCGGGCACGGCGACGTTCTGCCACAGCCATGAGATAGCGGCGCCCAGCACCTTGAGGGCCGTCACCACGTTGTTGAACTGCCATTTGACGAGCGCGGCGTAGAACCGGCCGAACGCGGCCACCGCGGGCTGGATGAACTCCCACACGCTCTTGAGCGCGTCGCCGAGCGCGGTAAATGCCGTGCGGGCCATCTCGCCGATCCGTTGCAGGACAGGCTGAATCGCTTCCCACGCGGTGCTAAATGCGTTCTTGATCCACTCCCACGCCACCTTGGCGGCGTTGACGATCGCGGGCCAAATCTTCTCCCACAGTTGGCGACCCGTCTCGGTCTTGGTGAAGAACGCCCAGATTGCTGCGCCGACCGCGGCCACCGCGGCGATCACGATGCCGATAGGCCCGGTAGCGATCGCCATTGCGACGGCGAACGCACGCGAGGCGATGGTACCGGCGATCAGCGCCGCCCGGTGCGCAGTGAGCGCAATCGTGTTGGCGCCCAACGATGCAGCACTGCGGCCGGTCGCTGCGGCCATGATGCCCTGAGCGACCGAGAACGCTGCCATAGCGGTGTTGCTGACGAGCATCGCCGCGCCGATCGCCTTAACCGCCAGCACGGCCGCCATGAGCAGCGGGGCCAGCGGGGCGAGGTTGGCGACGATCGTCGCCAGGTGCGGCGCCACGGCCGCGAGCGTGGTCGCCCACGGCGTGAATGCGTGCACCAGTGCGGGCAGCACCGGCGCGAGATTCGTCATCACCTGTGACAGCGCGGGCATGAGAACCTGCGCCATCTGCACGATGCCCGGCACCGACTGCGCGATCGCGTCGCCCAGCGCCTTGAACCCCGGCGCGAGCGCGGGCGCCGTCACGGCGCCGATCTGACGCACGCCGTCGATCACGGGCTTAATCACGTTCCACACGTTCGTGATCTGCGCCTGCAGCGTCGCAAAGACCATCTTCATTTGCGACGGGCCGATGCCGCGCAGCCACTCGCCGAACCGCAGCAGCGTGTCGTTGAGGCCCTGCCCGAGGTTGTCGCCGAACGTGTCGGCGGCCGTCGCGGCGAACTCAAGCAACCCGGTCATCGCGCCAGACAGGCCGCTCTCGCCGAGGAACTTCTGAAAGAACCGATCCGAGGCCGCAAACATCTTGTCGAGCGCACCCGACGCCGCGGGGCCTGCAAGGGCGCCCGCCAGCTCGCTGCCGAGCTTGCCCATCGTCGCCGTCAGCGCCGAGGCACGCGGGGCGATGTTGTCCATGACGGTGCCGAGGCTGGCGAACGCGGGCTGCAGCGCAGACGAGAACGTGTCAACGATCGCCATGCGCAGGTTGCGCCACGCAACGAGCATGGGCGCCATGCGCTGCCCGATCATCTTGTTAAACGCCTCGTCGGCCTCGCCCCATGCGTCCTTCATCGAGTCGGCGAACGCCTCGGCGCCGTCCTGCAGGCCCTTAAACCCGATCTTGGCGACGGCGACAGCCGGGCCGAGTAGACCCACCAGGGCGCCAGCAGCCACACCGGCCGCCGCGCCGACGTTGAGCAGGAATCCCCACAGCGCCTTAGTTGCGCCGCCGAGGGCGACCATTGCCGCCGAGGCGAGGCCGACCGCGGTCGCCAGGCCGACGGTGCCGATTGCGAGTAGCTTCGCCGCGCGGGTCAGGAAGCTGAGCAGCTTCGCCGCCGCGGCGAGCACGATAATCGACGATGTGACGCGGGTGATTTCGCGTGACGCCCACCCGGCCGTGCGGGCGACGAGCGCCAGGCCGCCAGCGAGCCCCAACATGCTGGTGCCCGCGACGAGGCGCAGCGCCGAGGCCGCGCCAAACAGGCCGATCGCCCACCCGCGGGTGAGCTTTGAGGCGACGGTGACCACCGATGCGATCGTGCCGACGTTGCGCACGATCGCCGATGCCGTGTCATTGGCTTGCTTGAATCCGGCGCCGACGCCGCGCAGTGCGGCGCCGATACCGGCGGCGCCCGAGGCAAATCCGCGCTTGAAGCGGTTGCCGTACTGGCGGCCGTCCTTCTGCGCCTGCCGGTGATCGACCCGAGGGTGCACGGTGATGTTGTCGGCCGCCCGTGCAGCCCGTCGGATGCCGGGAACGATCTTGCTCGTTTCGGGCAGGATAGTGAGGTAGTACGTTGCGGCCATTACGCCCCCTTTTTGCTCTTGCCCTTTTGCTTTTCGCGCCAACGCTTTTCGCGCTCAGCGCGCATCTTGAGGAACTCGCCGACAGTGGTTTTGGTCGCCACAGTCGACCCGACGCTGACGTACTCGCTGTCGGTCTTTTCGGCGTCAGCGGGCCGCGGGAACGGCTTAGGCGCATTGCGCGGGGGCTTCTTACGCGCATCCTCGGTGTTCTGCCACAGCCCGATCTTGAGCGCGTCGATCACATGCGCGAGCAGGTAATCGGTTGTGTTCCAGCCCTTCTCAAGTGCGTGGAACACGGCGCTGCCGGGTGGTGAAGCGAAGATGAAAGCGTACAGATCATCCCAGCACAGTGTGCCGTCGTCGAACTCGCGGCCCGCTGCGATCAGGTCACGCCGAATGGCGTCCTCTACCTGCCGCGCCGCCGCGCAGACCTGCGCGATTTTCCCTCGATCAGGCCGCCGTCCTTGCCCCACCGCTCGACGAACTCGTTCCACGGCTTCTCGCCGAGGCTGTCGAGGATTTCGAGGGCACGGTCGCTGGCGTGCATCTCGATGAGCGCGAACGTGCGCTCAAGGTCGGTCAGGTGCGCGTGCTGGCGAATCCAGCCCGGCGGGGGCTTGCGCAGGCATCGCTTGACGGCGATCGTCGCGCCCTCGGGGAAGTCGGCGACGCCGTACTCGGCGTCGAAGTCCTCGGCATCGAACTTGCCGACGAACAGCTCGGCGCCCTCGTCGTAGTCCTCGCGCCAGTCCTCGACGATTTCGTCGTGGATCGCGGCCAGCTCGTCGTCGAGCACCTGGTCGTTGGTCTTGTCGTCGGTCATGTGTGTACAGCCTCCTGGTGGTTGTTTCCTGGTGAGTCCCTGGTGTTTTCGGTAGTGCGAAGCACCCCGCGCGCCCACCAGGAAAGCGCGCGGGGTGCCGGTCCTGGGCCGCCGCAGGTGCTAGACGGCGACGATCTTGCCGTCGTCGCTGTACTGCAGGACGTGGTTGCCGTCGGTGCCCTTCAGGACGCGGAACGTCGGGTTGAGGGCCAGCGGGGCGTTGTGCACCAGGGTGAGGTCACCCAGCGAGGAACGCTGCGCGATCTGCGCAACCTGCCGAATCATCTTGTCCTCGTACACGGAATCGAGTACGAGGCTGACGCGCTTCGGAATCTTGCTGTTGATCATCACCTTCATGCGGGCGCCGTGCGTCTCGGTCGCGGCCGAGGTGGACACGTTGCCCGATCCGAAGATCAGGGCGTTGACTTCCGGCGACAGCACCTGAAACAGGTTCATGCTGTAGTCGATGGCGAACTTGTCGCGCAGCGTGCCGATTTCGTCGCCGCCCCACACCTCAATCGGGGTGGTCTGGTCGTCGAAGCTGATCGTCACGCCCTCGGCCGAGATGAACCCCAGGTTCTTGAACGCGGGGTCGAGCGGCTCGTCGACGTCCTCGGGCAGCGCGGTGCCGAACGGGGCGTACCACAGGCCGCCGACGGTTTCCAGATCGGACGGCGACGCGGCGAACACCTTGTCGATATCGCCCCACCCGGTCGGTGTCGGTGCGGTCATAAGTGACCTCTCTCTCTATTCAGTTGTTTGCTGATATTCGGGCCTACAGCGGGTCGCCGCAGGTCACGGGTGGTGCTCGAGCAGCTCGCCGGCGTTAGCTGCCCTCGGGTCGCAGGCCGATCGTCCAGAACACGGCCGACTGCATCCCCGGCAGCGGTACGCGCTTGTCGTCGTAGTCGGCCGGGCCGTAGTTGTGTTGTGTCGCAGTGATCCACACCTCGCCCTCGTCGGGCACGACGATGTGCTTGTGCACCGCGTGCAGCAGCAGCCGGTGCACCAGGTCGGCGTTGCGCTCCAAGCGCACTAGGTCGGCGTCATACACCCGCACACGGATCAGCGAGTGCTGCAGGAACACGTCGGTGCTGGTGCCCGGCCGCGACAGCAGGGCGTACGAATCCGGCGAGCCCTCGGGCACCTCGCCCCCGACGGGCAGCGGGTTGTTGCGGGCCGCCAGCTCGTCGAGCAGGTAGCGCCGTGCGGCCGTCAGCGGGCCGACTGGCGGTACGAGAACGGTCACGACGGCCCCAGTTCCGCAACCACCTGCATGAGGGGCGCAACGTCCTCCTCGGCGGCGATCGCCTTGCCCGACTCGGCTCGCACGTGCACGCGCACCCGGTCGCCGCCGAGCACCGTCTCGGTTTCGTACCCGGCGCCTGCGCCGTCGATTTCGGTTTGGGTGTCGGCGATGTGGGCCGCCCGGTCGCGGGCCGCCGCGGCGATCCGCTCACACTCGGCGACCACGCCGGGCAGCTTGCGGATATGGGCGTGCTCGCTGTACGGCATGTCAAGCGGTCGGTAGCGCACGCTTCACCACCTTTCGCAGCGTCACGATGTAGCCGGGCCGGAACCCGAACGGGCCGCCGTTGTAGTCGTCGACCTCGCCGTGCACCTTGAACTCACGGCCGCGCCAGTCGAGCACCAGATCGTCGTGCGCCCAATCGCTCTCGGGCGTGACCATCGTGTACTCGACGACCACCTGATCGGCGTCGGCCGGTGTGCTGCCGGGCTCGTTCACGCGCTTGCGCAGGCTTGTGACCATGCGCTCGCGTGTACGTGGCTCTGTTTGAGCCTGCCCGGCAGCGTTCTCGCCGACCTTGACGTACGTCGTGTGCGTCACCTTGAACGGCGTCGGGAACATGTCAGAACCTCTCGCTGCCCATCGCCACGGACACCATGCCGCTGCAGTACGGCCGCAGCCGAACCTTGAGCGCCGCAGTGAGATACGGCCGCGGCGAGCTGGCGCCCGCGGCGAACGTCACGCCGAACCCGTCAGCCGTCAGCGATTCCGTTTCCGGCAGAATCTCCCGCGGCCGGGTCAGCGCCTCCGCTACCATCGCCGCCACCACTCGGCTGATCGGCCCCGGCGTCGGCGTCGGCACCGGGCACGGATGCAGGTACCCCTCCACGAGGTCGCTTGCTTCCTGCAGCAGCTCGTCGGCCGCTTGCAGGCTTTCGGCCACCTCGGGCCTTCCCATTGCTCGCAGCGCGGCCTTTACCTCGTCCAGCGTCGCCAGCATCCGGCACCCCCTCGTATTCGGTCCAGTTGGGATCGGACGCCACGAGGGCGGCCAGCACAGAACCCGTAGGTGCCGCGGTGACCGCCCCCGTGAGCGAATGCCGATAGCGCATGGCTACGGGGTGTCCTCGACCGCCGGGGTGACGGCGCCGACCGGGGTCTTGTTGGCGCCCATCGAGGTGGCGCTGTTGCCCAGGACGTAGGCGAACCGGGCCTTGAGACGCAGGGCCACCATGTCGCGCTCGGCGAGGTTGATCTGATCCTCGCCGGTGCCGAGGGTCGCCTGATCGAGGAACTTCACGGTGATGTCCTGCCGCACACCGATCTTGACGCGCGAGGCGTCGGCGATCAGGGCCACCGCGGACTCCGGCGCCCACGCACCGTTGCGGTTGAAGTGGGTCGAGAACCCCAGGAAGCTGTTGTCACGGAACGCGAGGTTTCCGTCAGCGTCGCGGACGTTGGCGACCTGGTACCGCAGCGCCAGGCTCGACAGCAGGGTGTCGGGCGCCCACCCGGCCAGGGCGATCTGCTCGGCGACCTTGTTCGACGCGCCGACGAGGTCGTTCTCGTTGGCGGTGCCGGGCACGTGCTCGACGACCTGCCCCGCGGCGGTCGCGGCGGCCAGCAGTGCCGGGCTGACCCACGATGCGGGCTTGTCGATGCCGAACATGACGGCCTGGTCGAGCTTCTTGCCGATGGCCTGCCCGCCCAGCTCGGCGACCTCGGTCAGAACCGCGACGGTCGCGTCGTCGATGACGTTTTCGTGCACCGGAATGATCACCGCGATTTCCTCGGCGACCAGGGTGCGGTTCGCCCAGGTGACCTTGCTCTGCGGCTTGACGCCCTCGGGGCCGGTCGCGGACTCGCCGACCCACCCGGCCTCGGGCAGGGTCGCCAGCACCGGCAGGTGCGTGGTCTTGGTGCCCATGTTGACGTTCTGGAATGCCGACAGCACGGTGCTGCCCTGCTTGGCGGCGGCGAGCAGCGTGTCGCTGTACGCCTCCTGGATCAGGGTTGCGACCTCGGCGCGTGAAATGTCAGCCATGTGCTGACCTCCTATTCAGTTGTTGTGACCAACCGCCGAGGTCGTCCCTCGCGCGGAAGTTTGGGGTTGTGGGTACTACTCGCCAGACCGCAGGCGCCGCAACGCTTCTGCGGCCTTGACCTTGGGATCAGACGAGCCCGAATCGGCGCCCGTGGCGCCGCTCTTGAGGCCGCCGCCGCTGCCAGCCGGGTTGCGCTTCTGCTGCTTCGGTTCCGGCGGCTTGGGGGCGTTCTCGTCGCGCCAGGCGATCAGCGCGTCGGCCGAAGCGATCAGCTCGGCCTCGGTCTTTCCGGTCAGCGAGGCGACGGGCACGACCTTGCCCGGCCGGTTTGCGACCCGCTCGCGCAGACGCTCAAATTCGATTGTCTCGGCGCGCTTCTCGGCCGCCTCGCGGGCCTCACGCTCGCGCTGCAGCTCGGTTTTCTCGCTGTCCTTGATCGTCTGTAGCTCGGTTGCTGCGGCCTGCAGCGGGGCGAGCATGGCGTCAAGCTCGGCCTGCGTGTAGGTCTTGCCCTCGCCGCCGGTGGGGGCGTCGCCGCCCTTGCCTTCGGCGGGCTTGCCGTCGTCGGCGGGCTTGCCGTCGGGCTTGCCGCCCTCGGGGGCGTCGGTGACCTCGGGTGCTGGTCCGTCGGACATGTGCATATCTCCTATTCAGTTGTGCCGTTCCCGCGGTCGGCGGGAATCCTGGTGTGGCAGGTCGTTAGTCCTTGCGGGCGCTCTCGTACGCCCTTGCGGCCGGTGAGCGGGTGAGCATGTCGAGCAGCATCCGGCGATACCCGCGGCGCCACAGTCGCGCCGGGGCGCCGGTGCCCGCGTATGGGTTTGGGTCGCCGGGGGCCGCCGCCCGGCCAGCTCGCCACGCGGCGATCAGTTCGTCGCGGTTCACTGCAGGAAGTCCGCTGTCAGGGCGCTGCGCCAGTTACCACGACCGCTCAAAATGGCCTCCCTCAGTCCCGCGCGAGTGACGCGGCCGTGCTCGTCGAACCACGCGGCCATTTCCTCGCTCATCCACTTGCGGGCCGTTGTTTCGTTGACAGTCCACAGCTTTCGCGGGTCGACCTTGCTCTCGTACTTGCGTTTGACCATCCGGCCGTTGGTCGCGGCCTCGGCCGCCCAATACTGCTCGGCGATCATTTCCTCAAAGCGCCATCCGAGCAGCTCGTCGAATCCCTTGCCCTCATGCCCATCTCGGCGTGCCTCGGCCATGAAGTCACGGCGCCGGATGAACTCAACATCGAGGTCGTACACCTCGGCCTCGGCCTCTACCGGGTCGTACCCCTGCTCGATCAGCTCAAGCATTCGGTCGACCTTGGCCTGATCCTCGGCGAGCTTGGCGGCCTCCGCGGCGGCGGCCTTCTCGGCGGCCTCGCGCTCGCGGGCGTCGACGACCTCCATTTCGTCGATCAGCTTCTCGATGCGGTCCTCGTCGCCCGCCTCGATCGCCGCCGACAGCTCAGCCTCGATCACATCGAGGGTGCGTTTCGGCTTGCGTTTGGGCTTCTCGGGCGCCGGGGCCTCGGCCTCGGGCTCAGCGGTGCCCAGCAGCGCCGCCAGCTCGGCGTCTACGCGCTCGTAGTAGGCCACCGCGTGCCGGTGCTCATCCTCGGCGTCGAGCCACTCGCCAATGCGGTGCAGCCGCAGGCGTTCCTTGCCGCGGGCTTCCATCGCGTAAGCGATCGCGCCGGGCGACCGCAGATACCCACTGTCGCCGAGCTTTACGGCCTCATAGTCGTCGAGCCAGTCGTGCACATAGCCGGGCACGTCGTACTCGGCGCCGTCGCGCAGCGGCACGGCCACGCACTTGCAGTGATCGTGCCCCTTGGCCTCAAGCTCGTCACGGTGCGGGTGCAGCGCGCTGTACTTGGTGCGATACAGCCCCGGTGCGCCGTCCTCATGCATCGTCAGCACGCGGGTGGCGAGCATCCGGCAGAACCCGCAGGCGTTGATCGCAGCGTGCCGCACCCACCGCACGCCCTCGCGCTCGGCGTTGTCCAGCACGGTGCGCCGCGACTGGTTGAAAACCGCGCGGGTCGAAGTGCCGCGCAGCGCCGTGATCGGGTCGCCCTGCAGCAGCGCCCAGCGGCCCGAGGCGCCGAGCTGCTCGCGTGCGGGCATCTCGGCGGGCTCGGGCACAAAGTTCGCTGGCGCGTACTCGATTCCGGTGCTGACCTGCCGGAACTCACTGGTGCCGGCGGTTTGCTCGGCATACCACTGCGCGGTCAGCTCACCCGATGCGCCGATGAACGGGTCGACCAGCTCGGGATAGGCGTCGGTGATCAGCGCCAGGCCCTCGCGGCGGGTAGCGTCGGCCAGGCGCGGCACAAGCTGCGCCGCAGCGTCGCCGACCCGCCCCGCCAGCTCAGCGAGAACGCCCTGAAACTCCGGTACCGCCGTCGTCATCGCCGCCCCCGTCCTCGTCGGCGTCCTCGTCGAGGTCGCCGTCGTCGTCGACCACCTGGTCGACAGGTGGCGCGTCGGGCAATGTCGGCCGACCAGCCGCCAGCAGCGTGTCGACCAACGTCTTGACGTTGGCGCCGCGCAGCGAGTCCTTGATCGCCTGAATCTGCTGCTGTGTCATGCCGGGCACCATTGGCAGCAGGTACTCGATCGGCACACCGACCTGCGCGAGCTTGACCACGCCGTCGACGACCGCGCCGAACGAACGGGCCTCGGTGTCACGCCAGATCACCTCGGCGGCCGGGTCCGGTGTCGTCTCGCCGCTGCCGTCCATCTCGACGCACAGCCGCAACACCTGCTCCCACGACTCGCCGAAACTCTCGCGCTTGCTGGCGAGCTTGAGCTGCTCGCGGTGCTCGGCCGCCGCAAGCGCCTCAGCCGAGACGTTCACGACCTTGACCTGTGAGGGGCTGATCTGCGCCTCCATCACGACGTGCTCCATCATCTCGGCAAGCACGGCGTTGTAGGGCTCGACCGACGCTGGCGGGAACGCCTGCGCCTTAACCTCGGGGTCTTCAAATGTCCAGACACGCAACGCCGATGCCTTGAGCACCTCGTTTTTGCTGCCCGTCCAACCGCTGATCACGCGCTGCGGATTGGCGCCGAACCGCGACACAAGCATTCGGTCGAAGTTCACGCAGTTGATGGCCTTCTGCATACCGATCAGCGGCTCGATCTCGCCGACGATCATGTCGTCGGCGTCGCGGTCGTTGATGAACCGCACGACCGGGCACACGGGCTCGCCGCCGTCGGTGGCGTGATGCTCGATCACGTCCTCGACGCTGGTCACCGTCACCGGCTTGTTGATCACCTCGGCCTGCCCGCTCGCCGTCGTCGGCACGTCGCCGAGGTCGAGCAGGTACTCGTACCGCTCGTCGTACAGCACGCCCTTGCGGCGGGGCTTCGCATCCTTATTGGTGACCCACGTTTCGAGTGCGTACTGCGGCCAGGCGTCGAGCACCGGGTCGTCGTACACGGCGATCAGTTGACGCGGTGAGCGGCAACGGATTTCAGGTGTGCCGTCGACGCCGGGCGTGACGACCGCGTACGCCGTGCCGTACTGCACGGCCGGGCGATGCACCTCGGCCTGCCGGGCATCCATGCGGTTGGCCTGCCAGATGCGCCACGCCGGGTGGTTCTCCTGCGCGGTGACCGTGCGGTACCCGACGACGCTCAGCGATTGCGCGAACGAATTGCGGATCATCCGCAGAATGTTCTTGATCGACAGCGCGGCAAGCTCTTTCACCTCGTCGCTCGCACCCTCGGGCACCGTCGGCCTGCCGCGCAGCCCCTTGGTGTACTCGTAGATGCGATCGAACTTGCCGCGGTCGTCGAGGTGCAGCCGGTACATGTCGGCGACGATCCTGCCGATTTCCTCGCGGCTCAGCGCGTCCTCGGGATACTCGACCTCGGCGTCGTCGCCCTCAATCTCGTTGTACGGTGCCGGAATCACGCGGCCCCCTCTCACACGAACATCGCGCCGCCGCTCGACACCTTGGGCGCATCGAGCGCGCCGAACAGGGCCAGCGTCACGGCAACTAGCGGATGGATTACGCACGTCGGGTCGCGTCGATCCCAGCCCCAGCCGCCCGCGTCGCGGATCGGCCGCTTACGGGCGCCCATGAGGGCCTCGGTAACGTCCTTCTGGTCACCGTGGGTCAACGTGTCCTCGACGATCGCGGCGTTCTCAAACAGGCCGCACGCCTTAGCCATATCGCCCGCGCTGGTGCGCCGCACCTTGACCTTGCGGCGTTTCAGCTCAGGAATGAGGGCCGCCGCCGGGCTGGCGTCGTCGATCACGACCGGGATGCGCCGCCCGGCGCGCTCGACGATCCAGTCGACGGCCATCGCGGTGTCTGAGCCCGCCCACACCTGCTCGACGTGCCGCTGCTCGTCGTCCATGAGCCAGCAGGCGCCAATCGAGATTTCACGGCCGTGTGACATGTCGACGCCGAGCGCCGCGGGCTTCTCGCCCTCGTCGGGGCCGAGCCGGTCGGCCAGGTCGCGCCACACGTGCGGCTTGACGACCGCGGCGTGCACGGCGATCTTGTCCCAGATGCCCATTGCCTCGCGGCGAAAGCTATCCTCCGACAACGCTTTACGCATACGCATGATCGCTCGGCGCGACGTGCGGTGCGGGTAGCTCGGATTCATCTTGCGCCACTGGCGCTCGTCGTCGGGTCGCGCGTCCTCGTCGGCCGAGATTTCGACGTAACCCACGTCGTCGCTCTCGCCGTCGAGGGCCTCCTGCCGCAGGTTGCTGAAAACCTCGCCGGGGTCGGTGGGTTTCGGCGGCGTACCGGCGAACAGGATCAGGCCGTTAGGCGAGGCGTTCGTCGCCGGAATCATGTCGTCCATCGCGTTTTCGGTGAGAATCTGCGCCTCATCGAAAATCAGAACGTCGACCTTGGCGAACCCTCGGCCGAACCCCTTCTCACGGGCGCCGAACAGGATTCGTGAACCGTTGACGAACAGAACGGCCTCTTTGCCGTTGCCGGTGTGCACCGCGGCGACATGCGGGGCGATCTGCTCGCGCTTGGCGAGGGCCTGCATTGACTTGAACGTCTCGGCGGCCGTGCGCGTGCGGTGCGCAGTCCAAATCACCGTTGTGCCGGGATTCATCTTGCACAGCGCGAACACCAGGGCGCCGAGAAAGTACGTCTTACCCGTCTGCCGAGGCACGGACATAGCGAACATGTCGGCGGCGTACAGGCCGTCGGATCGCTTGGCGCACACCAGCTTTCCGAGGTCGTCCTGCCAGCGATCGAACGCCAACCCCATGTTGACGTTGCACTCATGCCGCACAGACGGCCATGAGGTCGAGGTGATGCCCTCGGGCTTGATTACGTGGCGAGCAACCTCAGACAGCCGCGGCGGCTCATACGTCCGAGCCATCGAACGGCTCATCTGCCGGGGCGTCGGGCTTGCCCTCGCCATTCTCTAGGCGCTGCAGGTCGATTGACTCGATTTCCTTGCCAATCTCCATCAGGCGCCGGGTCAGCGCAGCGAGGTCGCGCGGCGGCGTCTCGGGGTCGAACACCGCCGCCTCGACGCGCTCATGCATCCGCTTGAGCAGCTCGTAACGGTCGATCTTCTCGTCAGCCATCGCAGCCACCGCCGGTCAGCACCGGGCACACCTCGCCGTGCTCCTGCGCGCGCTCGGTGATATCGAGCGGGATCACTCGGCACGGCGCCGAGCTGGCGCCGGGCTCGGGCTCATCGAGGGCAAACCCGAGGGCGAGGGTGATCGGCTCGCCGCAGGCCGGGCAAGGCACTTCGGCGGTCGCGGGTGCGCGCATGGTCATATCTCCTGGTGGGTGACGGGTGCCGTGTTAGCTCAAAACGGCCTTTCGGGTTGCTGACGTGCAAGAACGCCCTGCGCCGGCGGTTAGCCAGGGCGCGGAAACGGAAAGACCCGACCGTGACGAGACGGCCGGGTGAGTGCGGGCGCGGCACGGATCGAACGTGCAACCGGCGGCTTTGGAGACCGCTGCTCTGCCAATTGAGCTACACACCCCGAGGCCCGTTCAGTCGGTGGGCGAAACCGAACACCGCGCCGGGCTATGCCTGCTCGGGCTTCACCTGCTGGCGGCGTTGAGGTCAGTTGCGCGGCGGCCAGTTCCAGCAGCCCGGCGTCGGGTGCTCGGCGTGCGGAACCGCCGACAGGAACAACTGCACCGCGGCGCGCGGGCAGAACGCGACGAGGCCGACACGATCGGTGCCGTCAGCCTCGGTGACGATCGCGGCCAGCGGCGCCGCGCCGAGGCGCCCCGGCCGGTGATAGTGAACGATGCGGCCGACAGTCGGCGTCATGGTGTCCTCTCAGAACGGCGGCGGGCCGGAATGCCGCCGCAGCTCGTACACGTGGGCGCAGCGATCGGGCAGCAGCGCCGGGATCAGCTCGTCGTACGCCCGCTCAGGCAGCGGCAGCGCCGACTCGTCGAGCACCAGGGCGCCGAGGACCAGGCCGCGGGCACCTCGACGACGAGACAGCGGCACGGCGTTGGGCAGGCCCAGCGCCTCGATCAGCGCCTCAGCCTGCGGCAGCGTGGCGGCGACGACGCCGACGCGACGCTCGCCGCTCACGACGCACCCGCCGCAGCGATCGCGGCGGCCTCCTGTCGGGCCTGCCGGTCGTTGATGGCGACGAGCAGCTCGCCAATGGCGATCAGCGCGTGCAGCGTCATCGGGATGGGGATAAGCGCGTCCTCGGGCTGCTCCCACACGTGAGCGTCGAGAATCTCCCGCTGCGCAGCCAGCCGCTCGGCGGGCGTCATCACGGGGCGTCCTCGACGAACTCGGCGAGCTGGCGGGCCGTCTCCAAGACGGTCGCGCCCTGATCCTGCAGCCCGTCGAGGTGCAGCGCGTGCGCCAGCTTCGCGCAGCCGAGGCGCACCTCACGCGCGGCGACCTCGGCGCCGTCGACCGGCGTCGGGAACGTGTAGACCATCGACGAACGAACATCGGGAGTCGGAGCGGGCACGGGTGCGGTCCTTTCGATTAGCTGCCTGAGCAGTGCGTTTGGGAAAAAAAGCTGTGTATGTACAAGGGCAT